GGCTTACCCCGCCGATTGGGGACCGCATGAAGACACCGACCGCGTCGCCGATATCAGCCCCGGCCTGATGGACGCTCTGGGCATTGAAACCGATGACGAGGTGCAGGTGATTTTCCCGGCGCCGTTCAATGGCTAGCCATGGACATCTGTACGCTGATCATCATCGCGGTGACCAGGACAACGGCGCCGTGTCACACGGTTCGATCTTGCGAAGAGTGGAACGGCAAAAAGTACTGCACCAGTTCGCCAGTGCCATGCGCCCAGCCGCAGCCCTACTGGTCATGCGAGCGGCCAGACGGCACCGAATACACTGAGCCCTGGACGGCCGGCCCGAATACGGAGCGCCGCTAATGCAAATTGTCATCTCGTCCGGGCACGGGAAATATGTGCGCGGCGCGTCCTGCTATCTCGATGAAGTGGAGGAGTCTCGACGCGTGGTGGAAAAGGTCGCTGGATACCTGCGCTCGGTCGATGTCAACGTGACCACATTCCACGACGACGTCAGCGTTTCGCAGTCGGAAAATCTCAGCCGCATCGTCGATTTTCATAACAGCCAAACGCGCGATTTGGATATCGCTGTACATTTCAATGCTTACCAGACGACCGCGAAGCTGATGGGGACCGAATGCTTGTACGTAACGCAGCAGCAATTGGCCGAGGTTGTCGCCGATAAGATCAGCGAGGCCGGCAGATTGACCAATCGCGGCGCCAAGCTGCGCCAGGATCTCTATTTCCTGAACAACACCGAAGCGCCGGCGGTCCTGATCGAAGTCTGTTTCGTCGACAGCTCGGCCGACGTCAATCTCTACACCGCAAACTTTGCCGCGATCTGTCGGGCGATTGCCGAGGCCATCAGCGGCGTCGAGATCCCGTCAGACCCGGAAGATCTGACGCTGTTATAACTGCGTCTGGTCCCGTGGCCGGCATGGCTTCGCCTTACTGGCGCGTCCATATATTGAGTTGACCTTGTTCGTTCTCTCTCATCCAAACTTCCCACAGCCCGTCCTCTCGGCCGCGCTTGTCTTCGCAAGCGAAATCCAACGCAAAAGCCTTCGGCCCCGCCTCGATGTTCGCAAGCAGGCAATGTTGATCCTTGGTAGTGATGCCGCCCGCTGATAGTTGGATGCCTTGGGGGCACTTGCCGCGTCGATACAATTCATCCTTCGCTCCGGCGATAGGACACCAGTCGCCATGAAACACCTCCGGGATTTTGCCATGAAACTCCTTCGGGATCGCGGCGGAGATATCGGCGACGGCCGGGAGCGTCATCATTGCCAGTGCAAGGGCAGTTGCAATTCCGAGTGACACGTTAGTCTCCATTTTGCTGTAACTGACGACGGGCAGCCGGTCAGGCGCTAGTGTCCGGCCTTAGAGGGGACCGCCCGCATCTTGCGGTGCCGACTTGACCGCCTCAATCTCACTTTACGCCCGCGGCCTGGAACTGTCTGATTAGGTTTTGCATCTCAGCCGGATCGGCCCCTATAGCCTCCGCTGCATGCCTCGTGGCGTTGATCTCCGATATGGAGTTGACGACGCTCACCCCGAGGACCGCGACCGGCATTAGAATGATGACGAGGATGATTGCCAGAATTTTCCCTAGTGACACTTTAAATCTCCGTTTGGTTTGTGTGTCTGATATCTAGCGATCAATCTAAATCCAGCAAGATCGAGTATTTGGCATTGTCCGCCAAAGAGTTGCCATTGGGCGCCATCTGCCAAAAACTTGTTATTTGAGGACACTGGCCACGAAGCGGATTACGCGGTAGCCTTCGTTGTTCGTCACCAGCCCTTCTTGATTTGGCCCGGCGGCTTGCTGACCGCCGGGCTTTTTTATTGCCGCCGCCGATGTTCGTAGACGCACCGCCACTTGCGGCTATCGAGCCAGATCTTGCGGCCGCCGGTGTGGGCGCAGATATCGCTCGGTTGCGGCTTTGATTGCGGCGCTGCCGGTGCTGGCGGCGGCGGTTCTGGTGGCTTTGCCGGCGGGGGTTCCATGGCAACGATCGGCGGCGCGAGGATCGGCGGCCGGTTCATCGGCACGACGCTGATCGCTGGCGCCTCGTCGCGCGGCGCGCGATCGGCTTTGTCGGCGCCGCCGGAAAAGACCACCGTCAGCAGCGCGATTGCGACAATGGCGAGAGCTGCCGCCGCTGCGGCCTGAAGGCGGGTCATGTCACAACCTCGATCGCCTCTGCGGCGCATACGTCGCAAAACCACGCGCATGCGCCTTCGTCGTTGAACATCATGAGCGGATCGGCGTCGTTGGGAATGATGGTGTAACAGAGCGAGCACAGCGGCAGTTGCGAATCCGGACGCGACCAGACCATGCGGGCAGCAAATTTTGGTTTTATTCTTAGCTTCATTCTTCTTCCGGCGTGCTCGGCATCATTTTCCAGCGCGGTTGAAATTGCGCGCGCGGTAGCGGCGTGCCCTCCGGCGCCAAAAGCTGCCCGACGGGACAATGCAGCGCCAGTGCCAAATCAACCAGCCGCGCGATTGACAGCGCGACTTGGCCGCTTTCCCATCGCGACACCGTTGCGTTGGTGACGCCGAGCGCCACGGCGAGCTCGGCTTGCGACATTCTCCGGTGCTTGCGTATTGCGGCAACGCGTTGCCCGACACCGTTCCCCATTGTGTCGCCCCCCGATTGTGTCGCCCCACAACCGTCAAAGCTTTTAATAGCCGGCAGAACACCGGCTAGAGCTGGTTATTCTCATGAACTATGGGCTGTGGTACTATAGTTTTGCAAGGGGGGAAAATGCGCCCCTCGATGTCGCTCGGAAAGACCATCAGGCAATTGCGGCTGGCGGCTAGGCTGTCGCAGGAGAAGCTTGGCGAGCGCGCCGATCTGCACCCGACCTATATCAGCCTGCTTGAGCGCGATCGTAAATCGCCGACCGTTACGACGCTGCGGCGGCTGGCCAAGGCGCTTGGCACCACGCCGAGCCAGATCCTGCGGTCGCTCGAATGCTGATTTTTGCTGCCTACTATAATGTAGTGCCGTAAGACGCCTGTAATAGCGCGTAAGGCCTTCCAAACGCCTCCCAAATCCTTCCCAAACCCTAAAAACCCCAATAAATCGGCCTAAACTGGCGCTTTATCTTCTTTCGCCGCAAGAGATAATCTCTAGCAGAACCGAGTAGGTTACAGCAGAAGCCCTTGCGCCATGCGGGTTTCTCCCTTACGTTCGGGCTAGCGAAACCGGGCGTCGGGGCCTCCCAGCCTCCCAAACGCCTCCCAAAAATGGAGCTGATCTCTATGCGTGCCCCGCTGCCGCTCACCGTTAGATCAATCGAAGGGCTCGACCTGCTGCCCGAGGAACGCGACGCCTGGATATGGGACTCCGACAGCGGCCAGCGCTCGGGCCTCGGCCTGCGGCTGCGCCGGGGCAAAGCCGGCGTTTCCAAAACCTTCTATGCGGCCTATCGCTTTGGCGGCCAGGATCGCCGCGATCCGATCGGCGACGTCTCAGCCTATACGCTGGCCGACGCCCGTCACCGTGCCTACGAGCACCGCCGCGCCGCGGCCGACGGCAACGATCCGCGCGAGGCCAAGGCGGCCAAGGTTCGCAATGCGATCAAGGCCTCGGGCTGCCCGATCTTTGCCGACTACACGACACACTATTTGGCGCGGCGCAAAGGCGACCTGCGGCCGAATACCTTTCACTGCCGCACGCGCTATCTGACGCTCGAATACTGTGCGCCGCTCCACAAGCTGCGGCTCGACCAAATCGACAAGGCCATGATCGCCAGTCGATTGAACTTCCTCGAAGACACCGGCATTGCCAAGGCGAGCGTCAATGTCGCCAAATGCGTTCGCATTGCCCTGATCGATTTGTTCAAACTCGCGACCTCCGAGGGCCTCATCGAAATCAATCCAGCGCAGGGTACTCCGCAGCGCCCCGCGCCCGAGCCTCGCAAGCGAACATTGAGTGACGTCGAACTCGCCGCGCTGTGGAACGCGACCGGCGACGACGGCGAGTTTTCCAAGATCGTGCGCTTGCTGATCTTGCTCGGTGCCCGTCGTAACGAGATCGGCGGTATGGCCTGGTCGGAATTCGACGGCCTTGGCAATTGGACGCTGCCCGAGCATCGCAGCAAAACCGGCAACGAGCTACGGCTGCCGCTGTCGCCCGCTGCGCGCGAGATTATCAATTCGATTGAACGACGCGACCGCCGCGATTGCCTGTTTGGCGGCAGCAACGGCTTTTCGCAGTGGAGTGGCGCCAAAAAGAAGCTCGATGCGCGGCTGCCGCTCGTCAAAAGTTGGACGCTGCACGATCTGCGCCGATCGATGATCACGAGCATGCACGAACTCAACATCGAGCCGCATATCATCCGGGCGATCGTCAATCATTCGCGCGGCGATGACGTTCACGGCAAGCATTACAACCATGCGACTTACATGCCGCAGAAGGCGACCGCGTTGCAGCGCTGGGCCGACCATGTTCAGGCCCTTGCCGATGGTAAGCCCTCCAACGTCGTGCCACTGAGGCCCGTGGCATGACGCCGCGCAACCTCGCGGTCGTCGTCGCCGGCGTCGCTGCGCTATTCGCCGCCCTCGGCGGCTTGGCCGGATACAAGTTCGGACAATCATCGCCGACGCCCATCGTTATTCAGGTTCCGGCCCCGACAGCACAAGCCAAGTAAACACATGGACATCGCTCGATTGATCTACGAAAAGGGCCTGCGGGTCGGACCAGACCCGGCCGGTCACTACGTCTACCTTTGGAGCCACGACGGCGTCGCCCGCTACGTTGGCCGAGGCAGGGAAAATGCTCGAGGCCGGCCGCGCTGGCTGGCTCACGCCACACCCAAGGTCAACGCTTCCAACCAACCGTGGCGGCTATATTCCGAGAAGCACGTTCGCGAAATGTCGTGCTCGATCGTGGCCGAAGGGCGCGACGACGAGAGCGCGGCTGCGGACATCGAGGCGGCCGAGATTGCCCGCCACGGCTTGCTCAAAGATGAGACCGGAACGCTTCTCAACGACAAACGCGGCTCGGCCTTCTATGGCCGGGTCGGGAAGGGCCAGCGCACCTCAACCTACCCTGGCCATCAGGAATGGGTGAAGATCCGGAACGCGGGCCGCTTCCCGCTGGACGCGGTGTTGCGGCGGGTCGTTCACGGCAATCCCAAGAAGCCGGGTTCGCCGGGCGCGGCTTACATCGAACTGTATCCGCAGCCGGGCGAGACCATCATCGTGCGCGAGATATATGAGCGCGGCCGGGCGAAGGGCTTAACCGATGCCCAGCAGCACAATCATCTCTCCTGGGATTTGTTGCACGGCTTCATCGAAATCGTGAAGCCCGCGCCATGAGCGTTCGCAAACTGCGCTACATCGACAAGCTGAAAGGCGCCGGCATTGGCAATGGGTTAGGAGAGCGAGCATGAAGCACATTTGTTTGATCATGGTCGTGCTGGCGTTTGGCGTCGGCACGGCGGACGCCCAGCAGCAGCGGACATTCTATGATGCTAACGGCCGCGTCACCGGTCGCGCTGCAACCGATTCGCAGGGCACGACGACGTACTACGACTCGCGCGGCAACGTCGTCGGCCGATCCTCAAAATAACTGCTTATGAAACGGCCACCTTATAACAACTCCGGCTTATCGAACGGCGCGGCCCACATATCAAACCATTTGCCTTCGATCCTGCGTCGATAGTCGTCGGCAATTTCTTGCATGATCGCAATCTCGCGGTCGTCATCGCTTATGCTGCGCCGCAACGCCAGCTCGCGCTCGACGCATTTTAGTTTGGTCGCCGCGTCAAACATTAGAGTCGGCCCTTTCGTCATTGGGATCTGCCGGTTGCTTCGGCGCGCGGCGGCGCGTTGCATCGGCCGCGAGCTGGTCGATCTCATCACGCATCGCGTCGATGGCACCGTTGAGATGCGGAAGCGACCGGCCGAGAGTCAGCACGGCCAAATATTTCGCGACGAAGCTTTCCAGTTCGTGTTTGGCCCGCTCAATGACCTGCACTCGCAAGTCCCGATCGCCCATAATGCGGCGGCGCGTGACATAGCCGCGGTGATCGTCCGGAGTCCTGACCGAATAAAACGCGCGGTCAGATACTGTCGGATTGTTCCTCACCTCGACGTGAACAATCCGAAGGCGGTTGACGAAATGCCGCGCCTGGTCGAGCCGGTAAAGGTGCGCCGCATGCTTCTCGTTCCAGTCGAATAAATCATGACACGGATGCGAACGATTCCGCGCTTGCTCGACAATCTTCTCTGTCGCCACCGCGGAAGGATCGGCACCATCCGCAAGCTGCTCGATAAAGTCGCCAAAGATCTGCGCTTCGATCGCAGGCGCCGGGCCGCCTAATCTCCATTGATAGATCGTCATTTCCGCTGCTCCGTTGTTTGATCAAAAAAGGTCCTGCCGTTCCACTGCCCGCCGCTGCCAGCCGGTGCCAGCCTTGCCGATGCTGGCCATTCCGTTCCTGCCAATCCATTCCTGCCGTTCCGCTGCTGGCCTGTGCCCGCCGTTGCAGGCCACTGCACGCCTTGCCATTCCTGCCGCTCCATTCCGCTCCTGCCACTCCGATGCTTGCCGATGCCAGCCTCGCCAATGCCCGCCTCGCCGCTCCTGCCGTTCCATTGCTGTGCCGTGCCTGCCATGCCGCGCCAGTGCGCGCCTCTCCTGCCATTCCGTTGCTTGTCGTGCCGATGCTTGCCCTTGCGGGCCATTGCTTGCCACTGCACGCCTTGCCATTCCTGCCGTTCCAATGCCGGCCGGTGCGTGCCCATGCTTGCCAAGCCAATGCTCGCCGCTCCTGCCATTCCGATGCCAGCCATGCCATTGCTGTGCGTGCCGATGCTTGCCGATCCACTCCTGCCGTTCCATTGCCGGCCGGTGCTTGCCGTGCCTGTGCACGCCGCTGCCCGCCAAGCCACTCCTGCCATTCCTATGCCAGCCGCGCCGATGCGTGCCCGTGCACGCCGTTGCTAGCCACTGCTCGCCGAGCCCATCCTGCCGCTCCAATGCTCGCCAGTGCGTGCCGCGCCGGTGCTTGCCACTGCCCGCCAGACCATTCCTGCCATTCCATTGCTTGCCGATGCCTGCCGTTGCTTGCCGTTGCGAGCCTCTGCCTGCCACTGCGCGCCATGCCACTCCTGCCGTTCCACGCCGGTGCATGCCCGTGCGTGCCAGTGCCTGCCGAGCCGGTGCATGCCGCGCCGCTCCTGCCATTCCGATGCTCGCCGCGCCGTTGCTGTGCGATGCTTGCCATTGCAGGCCACTGCGCGCCTCGCCTTGCCACTCCTGCCGTTCCAATGCCTGCCGCTCCAATGCGCGCCTATGCCCGCCGCTCCGTTGCTCGCCGATCCACTCCTGCCGATCCGATCCGGTGCTCGCCATTGCCCGCCGCTGCTTGCCATGCCGCTCCTGCCATTCCAATGCGCGCCGATGCTGTGCGGGCCATTGCGGGCCATTGCCGGCCGTTGCCCGCCGCGCCCATGCGTGCCGCTGCATGCCATTCCTGCCGTTCCAATCCGTGGCGAGCCACGCCACGCCGCGCCGCGCCTATGCTTGCCCTGCCATTCCTGCCAATCCGATGCCCGCCACTGCTTGCCCTGCCATTCCGATGCGAGCCGGTGCGAGCCAGTGCTTGCCCTGCCGTTCCTGCCATTCCATTGCTGTGCGTTGCCTGCCGATACGTGCCGATCCGGTGCGAGCCGATCCGGTGCGAGCCTCGCCATTCCTGCCGTTCCATTGCCCGCCAGGCCATTCCATTGCTCGCCGCGCCAATGCCAGCCCTTCCTTTGCCAGCCGGTCCACTCCTGCCATTCCACTGCCTGCCGGTGCCTGCCAATGCGATGCTTGCCTCGCCACGCCATGCCCAACCGCTCCTGCCATTCCGATGCGCCGTTCCATTCCTGCCGCGCCAGTGCTTGCCACTGCCCGCCACTGCCTGCCGAGCCATTCCTGCCGCTCCAATGCCTGCCTATGCGGGCCCGGCCGATGCCTGCCGGTGCGTGCCATTGCCAGCCTTGCCATTCCTGCCACTCCGATGCGCGCCGCGCCGCTGCATGCCGGTGCGTGCCAGTGCGCGCCAATGCTTGCCTTGCCTCGCCACTCCTGCCATTCCAATGCCCGCCATTGCATGCCGCTGCCAGCCAATGCTTTGCTCGCCACGCCAATGCCTTCCATTCCATTCCGGCGCGGCCGTGAAGCAAACAAACACTTCACGGCCGCGCAAACCCTTCAACCTATTCGGCCGCGATCAACTCCGCCGCATCAAACAATTTTCCATCTTCGAATTGCTCGATCTCTGCCGCCGTTGCGAGACGCCAAGTTCCAAAAGTTCCGGATTTGCTTTCTTTGCTACCAGGGCGCCATTCGCACAGCCCCTCGATGTGTCCCGCGATCGCGATGCCTTGCAAAAGTTGAGAGGGCGAGATCATGGATGGTAAAAATTGAATGCCGACCAACACCCCCCACGGCCAAAATTCGGGACGGTGGCGAATATCGACGACGCCGCTCGCATTGCGCACCACGTCTGTTCGCATGCGGGGATTGTCTTTGGTGGTGATAATGCGGACGAGATTTGTTGCTAAGTCGTCAGGATGAACACGTAGGCTCTTGGCGGTTCTCAGCGTCACCCCGCTCCCTTTAGGAAAACCGCAGGAGAATGCCGCCTTGATGCCGCCTGCCGGAATTCCATCGGAGCCGTCCGAGAGCCGGTAACGAGCCGCCTGGAAATTTGCTTCCGGGTCTTTCGGGTCGCGGCCTTCGCTCGCCTTCCCCATGTGTTTGTCCAAAATCGAATGGATCAACTTGCTGCTAAATTTGTGTGTGATGACCGGCGATGTTCCGATCAGCAGCGTCGTCATGCTCAAAGTCTTGACGCCCGGGATCGTCATGATGCCGGTCTTGCTGGTGTTGATTGCCGTCTTCGGCGGTGCCTCGACCGCGGTTTCGATCTTCGCCTTTGCCTTGGCAACCGTCTTGGTCTTCGTTTTCTCAAGCATGGGCTTTGGTCCTTGTGGTTTTACGCCAGCGCCGGGATGGTGCTGGCGGCGCAGTTTGAAGGCTAAAAGGGGCGAGCCCCTGCAGCAGGAAGCGGCCGCACATTGGTGAGCGCTTCGCGCCTGGTCATGCCACGTTTGCGCTCGCTGAGATTGACGGCGTGCAATCGGCCGTCGCGGACAAGATTGCGCAGGGTTTCAACTGAGACGCGGCGCAATGCGGCGGCTTCGGTCAAGCTGACAACTCCGTCGAGCCATTGTTCATGCTCGGGTGAATTTATCCTGGGCGGCACGGCTCATTCTCCGTTTGTGATGGGGCCTTTGGCGACGATGCTTGGCAGCGGATCTTCTGCGGGCGGCGGCGGTATCGCCAGCGGCGGCAGTTTTGCGCGCACACCGCCGAGCTGATCGATCGCGGCGAAGCCATCGAGCAGCACCTTGCTGGCCGTGGTGTATTGCGCGGCAATGACCGCAATCGTCTGCCGAGTATGGTCGACCTCGGCGAGCAAGCCGAGTTCGCGCAACTTGATTTGATCGACTTCGGTCTCGGCGAGCAGCGCCCGATTGCGCCAGTCGGCGAGTTCACGCTCGAGATCTGCGTTATGCGCAACCACGTCGAGATAGCGTTGCGCGGCGCGCTTGGCCTCGTCGGCATATTCGTTGTGCGTCGGCGCGCGCATCGGCCTACCTTGCGGCGTCTCCGTGACGGGCGGTGCTCCCTTAAATCGCTCGAGCATTGGCTGTCCTCCCATTTCAGATCGTATTGACGGCGTGGCGGATGTCGGACATTGCTGAATGTGCCTCGTCGATCGCGTCGTCGAGATGTTTGCGGTGAAGCGTGATCTTCTCGTCGACTGGCAATTGGTCTGCCATCAGCTCGGCGGCGCTCGATATCCTCATCAAAGCGAGATTGAGCCGATCGGTGGCGCGTAAATTTTGGGTTCGTCTTGCCATTAGATGTGCTCCCTAGATTTTTCCCATTTTACTGCACCCACTGCGTTCGATTTCGATCTTAAATACGCAGGCATCTGCATCGTTGGCGTTTGCTGATGGCGTGTTTGTTCTGATGTAGACCCGCTCACCGATGGATTCATTGGCATCAATACGTTGCCAATAATCTGGCCCCACTGTCGAAAACAGGTCGCCGGGATGCAGATCGCGGCCTGCTACGCTGGTGGCTTTTACTTTCATGGATCACTCGCTAAAGCTCGGCAGCGGCGAGCCGTCGAAGCCGGCCTGCCAGCACAAATGCTCGCGGGTGCGATCTTTGTTACGGTATTCGGGCGGCGATCCTTTACGCTCGCCATTGCTGGCGCGCCATTTTTTGCCGCGCTCGTAGGCCTCTTCGAGTTCGGCCGCCGCCGCGGGAGCAGGTGTTTGCTCACTACCGCCCTCCGCTGGCGTTATGACTTCGGAGGCCGAGGCAAAAAAATCGAGCGCGCTGCCGGCGGCGCGCTGCTCGTCCCGCGATGGCGGCGTCTCGATGCCGAGCGATGCCTGCTCGTCGCGCTGCAGGAAGTGATCGACGTCGCTCGACTTCGGCAGCAGTTTCGCCAAGGCGCGTAATGCAGTCTTTTTTTGCATCTCGGATTCCCACATTTTCCAAGGTGCATCGTCGCGAGAGGCCCGGCTCATATTGCGGCGTTTATTTATTTCCTTGAGCGTCATCGGCTCGACAAAAAATCCGCCATCGACGGTTGTCGCCGCCGCGTAAACCAGCTTGACTTTGCGGTCGCCGGTCTGCTCGTAGTCTGGAACGTGCTTGAAATGCTCGCCGGCCTCGTCGGTCCAGTGCGCGAATTCTTCGCCTTCGTAAACAATGCTGGCGCCAATCCATTTGAAGGTTCCGGAATTGCGAAACTTTTTCAGCAAACCCTGATACATCGGCAAATAGTTTGCGGTGCTTTTGTAAGCGACGATGGCGGCCTCGCTGCCGTCCGGCATAAGCCCGTCCTGGGCGCAGCGCATGCAGGCAACAAACAGGCTGCGCTTGTCGCAGGCGAGCAAATCGGGATTGATCTGCACCGCGGTCATCACCGCCGCGACAAAGCGTTCGGGTTTGATATGCGGTGGCAGCGCGCTGCGCAGCGAGTCAATGCGCTCGTTGAGATAATTGCGCAGCACGATGATCGGATGTGGCGGCTTGGTGGTTTCGGCGTTGGCGACGGCGGTCTCAGCCATTTGCTTGATCCTTGTGATGAATGCGCAGCGTGCGAATGTCCTTCGCTGGCACGGTGTATTGATCGCGATGATATGACTTCCAGGTGATAGACCAACCGGGCAAGCCGACGATACGATCTGCATCACGCATGAGATATTTTATTTGGGTTTCTATTTCCTGCTTGCGGTCGTCGAAGCGCGACAGCTGCGCCATAATTGCCTCGCGCTGATCGAGCAGCCCCAGCAGCTCGTTGTCGCCGCCGAGATCGATCGACTTGCCGGGAACTTCGTGCGGCGCGATCAGCGCCAGGAGTTCGGCGTCTTTGCCGTAGTCGGGATCCGGCTCGCGCCCAGCCTCGACGTCATTCCAGAACTGTTTGACAGCGTCGCGGATTCTTTGCTGCACAACAGGCAGCAGCTCCACCTCGCGGATGACGCAGCTCAGATCATAGGCATCGACCTTCAGCGCGGCGACGACCGCGAAAGCGGCGCCGGTTAGCGCGGCTTCGGTGGTGACCTGCAACTCGATCCATAGCGGTGTCTTGCCGTCCTGCCATTCGCGCTCGAAGACGCTTGGCGCGGCGGTTTTCAGCTGCAAAACGCCGAGGCCGCGCTCGTCGCCATGAATGAAATAGTCCGGCGTGGCGCCGAGACGGCAATCTGGGTCGCGAAAATAGAACTGGCTTTTCTCAAGCAGCCAGTCCGGCCGCTGTTCGCCGACCGCGAGCGCGGCTGCGGGTTCCATCAGCCGGCCGCGGCGTAGTACCGGATTGTCGGCGTCGCTGAACTCGACGCCGCTGTGCTGCATATAAAGCTTAAGCGCAGTCAGATAAGGATGAACGCCGTACAATGCACCAATTGTGCTGGCAGTTACGTCACGCTTTCTCAAGTCGAGCCACTGCGAACGGCTTGTGATTAAATGCTTTTCTATCATCTAAGCCACCACGATACGCGGTTGAGCAACTGTCTAACAGTTACGCGGTATTGTCGGCTGATGTCGGTCTTTGACGTTAATGCGCAGTTTCGAAGTAGGCTTTCCTAAAAAGTATTTTGCCCACGAGATAAAATAATTTCAAGCTGTGCACGCTGGTTTTTAGGTGGCGCAATAATGCGCACTTTTTTAAGGGTTGGAAATTCCTAACGAAAATGCGGCAAATATTACGTCGCGCGTAAGATATTTATTTTTCAGAGCGGTGATTAGTTCGCCCAAACACCAGCTAAACCTAGCACAATCGAGTAATGCGTCAAGGCGCGATGCTGGACGATTGCGAGGTCGCGACGCATTGTGTTCGCGCGAAACCTCCGTCGATTGTTCCTAGGGACGCGCCATGACTGCCGCGACTTGCCCGCATTGCGGCCAGCGCATTCTGACGCGGCATGGCGTTCGATTGTCACCGCTGCTCAGCGAGATTTTTGGCGTCATCGAAAAGGCCGGCGAGCACGGCGTGACGGCATGGGCTTTGATGGTGCGTCTGTATCCGGGCTTGCCGGATGCACAGGCGCGCGCGCGGATCAAATCCAATGTTTGGCGGATCAACAATTGCTTTTCCGGGACCAATATTCGCGTGCGGCTCGGCGGCAAGCTGGCGCCTTATCGCGTGGTCCGGATCAGACAAATGGCCAGTGCCGCATCTGGAGCACGAGAATGACCCCCGACAAATGCTGTGCTTGCGAAGCCGAAATTGTTTACGGCAAAACGCATGAGATGACGATCACCAAATCCGGCACAACGCGAGTCACGACGTGGTGCCAGGAGTGCGCCATAAATTACGCATGGGCATCGTGGCCAGAGGATTATGGTCCATGCCCACATCAACAACATCGAGCTGGGCACTGTTAGGAGCATGCGCATGATGACCGAGCTTACCGAGGGTAATGCATGACCGCGAACCGCCCACATCTCATGCCGGTTGGGCTGACTGGAATTCCTCGGGCCGACGCGGAGATCAGGCGCACAATCGAAACGCTGCGCGTAGCGCAATTTGAGCAAGATCCCTTGTTTGATGTCGGCGATTCTTTCCGGCTATCGCTGTGCAATTCAGCCGTAAAGCGCGAGGGGGTAATCATCGAGGCCGCGATCAAGGATGCTGTAGAGCAAACACCGTATTTGCGCTTGTTTGAAGAAAGGGGAGGTCTGCACCGTCACGTGGACGTGCAGTTCGAATTGATTGAAAATGGCTGGCTCGTCGCGTTAGAGATCAAGCGCGGGGCATTGCACGATTCCACTAAGATACGTCAATTCCGCGCCGATTTGATTGGAATTCCGCCGTTGCTCTGCACTGCGTTGCCGTTGTTTCCCGCCGAAAATATTCGCTTTCACATCGTCTTTATCAGTGGCAACGCGCCGATCCGAGAAGGACTCAATCTGGACGATCTCGCGCGTCTATATGGCTTGCACGCTCGCTCGCATGTCATGACCGCGCGGCAGCGTTATTCAACATCAATCAGATCAGTGTTGCGAGAGCGCGGACTGTAACCATGAAGGTGAAACATAAAATGACGACAAGGTGGGGCCTCAATTTATTTTCTCGTCTAAGGAACGGTGGGGTGTGGGGGATACCGCGCAGCGGGGTCGTTTTTCAAAAGCAGAAAGATGATCTGGTTTGGGTTGGCAGTGTCCCACCAAACGGCTCGCTCGCACTCCCCGTGGACGCCTATGTTGTTCAAGAAAGCGAATTTCTTACGGCGCGGGAGAAGTTTGCGGAGGTTGGTATTTTGGTTACGAAGGCCGCTGTGATCGAGAAATTTGAAAATATGGATGAGGCGACAGCGCGATGGGAGGATAGCAAGTCATGAGCGACGAATTTACCAAAATTGCTGGGAAGCTTCTCACCAATGTCCGCGATCTGGTCGATTGGGGCATCGAGGGCGGACACACGACCGCAGAGCAATTGCGGTTGACCGTCGAGGCGCGGCGGGCGACGGCCGCCAAGCTCGTCGAAGGCGGCCTGTCACAGCGGCAAGCCGCCAAAGCGTTGGGGGTCGATCAGGCAACGGTCAGTCGCGACGTGATGCGGAATGCATCGAAAAGTGATGCAAAGCGCATCACAACAACCAAGGCCGAGAAGCGGGCGCAGCGCGAAATTGATCTCGCAAGCCAGCAAGTCGCGCTGCCGGGCAAGCGCTACGGCGTCATTGTTGCTGACTCTGAATGGCGCTTCGAGCCATATAGCCGCGAGACCGGCATGGATCGCGCCGCCGATAATCATTATCCGACGAGTGTGACAGAGATTATTGCAGCGCGCGACGTGCCGAGTATCGCGGCCGACGATTGTGTTTTGTTCTCATGGGCGACGGTGCCGATGCTGCGTGACGCAATGCTTGTGATGGAGGCGTGGGGCTTCACGTACAAGTCGCACGCTATTTGGGACAAGGTCTATATCGGTACCGGCTACTGGTTTCGCAATCGCCATGAACTTCTGCTGGTCGGCACCAAGGGCGCAATCCCAGCTCCCGCGATGGGAGATCAATTCGCTTCGGTAATGACGATCGCGCGCAAGGAGCATTCAGCAAAGCCCGACCAGTTTCTCGAAATGATCGAGCAGTATTTTCCAACTCTGCCGAAGATCGAGCTGAACCGTCGCGGTCCGGCGCGGCCGGGATGGGATGCTTGGGGCAATGAGGCCGAAACTGCGGCGGCAGCCGAATGATAAACGCGAACCGTCGAGCAGTTTGAATAATGACGACAATATTAGCCCTCGATCTCGCTACCGTTACCGGCTTCGCGCGCGGCGACGTTGCGCGGCCTATGCCGACGCCAATCGCTGGCTCGATCCGCTTCGGCAAGACAGGCGCGTCGGACAACGCGGTGTTTGCGCATTGCATGAGCTGGATCTCGGAGCTACTGGAGCCGCAGCCGCGTCCGGATTTTATTGCGATCGAAGCCATGTTGCCGCCCGGTGCCATGGTCGGCGCAACGACGCGCGAAGTGCGCGATCGCCTGGCGGGCCTACACGGCATCGTTCGCGCGGTGGCGCATCTGCGCGGCATCGATCGCATCGAGGCTTATCGCGTTGGCGACGTCAGGGCTCACTTCATCGGCGAACGCGGCCTCAAACGCGACGCAGCAAAGCGTGCCGTTATGTATCGCTGCGCGCAACTTGGCTGGCAGGCACCCGACGACAATGCCGGCGACGCGCTGGCTCTATGGTCACACGCGGCGGCACAGATCGATCCCAATCATGCGTTGATGTTGTCGCCGTTATTCAACGCGAGCCTACGACGGAGTCCCGAGCATGTCGGAAGAAATCACCTTCATAGAACGACCAGTATGGCCACGAGCGCGAAGCTATCGTTTGGTGCTGCCGTCCGAGTCCGCCGCATTGTTTGAGGCCGCCGCAGCCAAGCGCGGCTTAGCGCCCAAAACACTGCTGAAAAAAATCATGCTGATCCTGCTGGACGACAATTTGTTAGACGCGGTGATCGATGACGGAGCCGAGTCAAAAGTTTCAAGCGCGATGTGAAGCGCGGGCGCAACTGTGGCAACTCGGGCGAGCTAACAGGTCCGTATGATGGTTGTTGATTTCGACAAGTTGCGCGCGGACATCACGCGGGAGAACGCGATTGAATTGCTCGCGGGTGTGCGCTGCGGTGAATGCAACGCAGCGGGCGAATACATTTTGTTCAGCGAAATCAATAACAACGGCGTCGGCATCCGGTGCAAAACCTGCGGCAAATATCATCCGTTCGTCAAACAAAAAATTATGTGGCTGCGTGGCCACGGAAAGCGCCGGGCAAACGACATCGTTGCCGTCGCGACGGAGTGCGGAGCTTATTGCTACGGCTGCGGCAGCACTTTCGAGGAGCTTGAAAAGTTTGGCATCGGGCTTGCTGTTCACCACACGCGGGGGTTTGCCGAGAACGGTGAGAGCTACAAGAAAATTCCAGTTTGCAGCGAGTGTCACGAGCTGCTCAATTTTATGCAACGAGTGCGGCGACGACAACGTCAGCCAAGTCGGCAGAGTCCTTAAAAATAATGAGGCGCAAACAGAATGACCGCCGAACTCGACAATCCGACAAAAAGGCGCCGGCGGCTCGTGTCGGCTGGATTTCAGCCGATCCCTTTGACTGGCAAACGTCCAGCAATGGATCAATGGTCAAAAAAGACCGAAACTAATTTCACCGAAATTGGCCTGTGGGAAAAAGTTTACCCGTGGTCGACCAACACCGGGATTTTGACCCAGCGCACGCCGACGCTCGATATTGACATCCTCGACGACGAGCCGGCGGCTGCGGTTGAGGCGCTCGCTCGCGAAATGTTCGAAGAACGCGGATATTTTCTGGTCCGCTTTGGCAAACGCCCAAAGCGCGCAATTATCTGCCGCACCGATCAGCCGTTTAAAAAGGTCGCCACTTCGCTACTCGCGCCAGACGGCAAGACCGATCAAAAAGTTGAAGTCCTCGCCGATGGACAGCAGGTCGTGGTCTTCGGCACGCATCCAGAAACATTGAAGCCCTATAGCTGGTTCGGTGGCGAACCCGGAGACATTCGCTGGGAAGACCTGCCTTACATTTCCGCCGACGACGCCAAGGAGTTTGTTGGGCGTGCCAGCGAACTGCTGGTCAAGGATTTTGGCTATCAGCAGCCGGTCGAGATCAAGGAACGTGCGCGACCCGGCGACGAGCCCGGCGAATTTCATCACGCTAATTGGGCGCAGCTTGTTGCCAATGTCGTCGGCGGCGTCGAGCTGCACGACAGCCTGCGCGATCTGTCAGCTTCGCTGATCGCCAGCAACATTGAAGCCGATAACGTCATTCGCATGCTGCAAGCGATCATGCTCGCCAGCACCATGCCACACGACGAGCGCTGGAAAAGCCGCTTTGACGAGATCACGCGCTCGGTCGTTTCCGCAACCAGCAAATTCGAGCCGGAAAAGCCGGCGCCGGCTGTCGAGCAGGCAACGCCTTATGTTGCGCCTGATGAGGAAACGATTCCGCCTCGCGCATGGCTCTATGGTGGCCACTATATCCGGCAAGCCGCAACCGCCACCGTCGCTCCGGGCGGCTTCGGCAAGACGACGCTCATTCTCTATGAGGCGATCAATATGGTCGCCCAAGGTTTGCGCGTCTGGTATCTCTCCGGTGAAGATCCTCGCATCGAACTCGACCGCCGCATTGCAGCGCATTGCGCCAAGTATCACATCACGCTCGCCGCGCTGCCCGGCCGCCTGTTTGTCGACGACCGCGCCAGCTTTCCATTTTTTGTCGGCTTGAGCCTGCGTCCCGGCACAGTGCGCTTCGACGACGCCAGCTTGACGCGCTTCGAAAACGCGATTTTAGCCGGCAAAATAGATGTGACGATGTTGGACCCCTTCATTTCGTTTCATGCCGTTCCGGAAAACGATAACGGCTGCATCGACGCCGTCGTCAAGCGTGTCGCAGGCATCAGCCAGCGCACCAACTGCGGAATCGAAATCAGTCATCACGTTCGCAAACCGTTTGCCGGTCAAGCCACGCTCACCGTCGACGACGCTCGCGGTGGTTCGGCCATCATCAATGCCGTGCGCTCGGGCCGCGTTATCAATCGCATGACCGCAGCGGAAGCCGAGCAGGCCAAAATCAGTGACGAGCAGCGCACCGCGTACATTCGGCTCGACCGGGGAAAGCGCAACATGGCACCCCCCGATAAGGCAACGTGGTTTTGCCTCGTCAATCAACCGCTTCGAAACGGCGATCAGGTACAGGCGCTCAGCACTTGGCAATTTCCCTCATTGTTTCAAGGCCTTTCGGTCGAGGACACTGAGCACATTCGCAAGCTCGTCCAGGCTACTCCCTATCGGGCCGACCCACGCTCGGAACACTGGCTCGGCATCGAGGTCGCGGCGCGCGCTGGCCTCAATATCCACCACGCGCCGGATGTTAAGAAAATTCAAAAGCTTATCGCGACCTGGCTCAGTAACGGCGTGTTCGTTAAGCGGGAAATGTACGACAAGGCGACGCGCAAGCCGCGCACGTTCTACGTCGCCAAAGACACCCAACCCAGCCCCGACGAAGGTGGTAAATTGTTCCGTGAGGAGGATGATGCAGATGATTAAACTTCGGCGCAGTTTTTGGCGCAAGACTGGCGCAAAGGGGGGCGACGTGCGCCAACGGAATTTCCTGCGCCAACCAGTGACCAGTCCCTAAAAGGATTCGGGACTGGCGCACTGGCCGCTAAGTGCTTTGACGCAGGAGAATTCCAGCTGGCGCAAAGTCGGCGCAGCCACGGCGCAGTGCCATGAGTTTTTGGGTCATCGAAAGGGTTGGCAGTCTCAACGCTAAATTCACACCGCTCGCGTATCTTGAGAAGCTATCTCTACCCGCACCTTGCGACCCAAAAGCTCAAGCAGGACGAACTGCCGATCCCGCGTCGACATGCCGTCATAGAGCCCAATGTGGTCAACGAAGCTGCCGCGAACGATCCGCAGCTTGTCGCCAAGCTGCAAGCCTCGCGGTGCCGGCAGCCGGACCACGCCATTGCGCTCTAGCTTGCGAATACTGGAAACGACACCCTCACGCAGCTCAGCCGGCCGCTCGCCTGCTCTGAGCAATCGGATAACCCCAATCGTATTATCAATCGCCGACCAGCGGAATTCACCAACTCGCACGAATAGATACGCCGGAAATAGCGCAACCGTTCGCGCCTCAAGCCGCAACATCGGCAGATAAGTTTCGAAGCCGTTGTGCTCTAAAAACCGCTGCGCCGTCTTCTCGCGCTGGCTTTCGGTTTGTGCCACTGCCCAAAACATGCGTGCCTATAACGCTATATCTTGCGGGTGCGTCAATACTGCGCTACAAGCGCAACCCTGCTGCTCAATTGTATTGAACGAAAACGGGAGTCGGGAAAATCCGACTCTGCCGCAGTGCAGCGCGTTTTCCGCAATGGAGTCCCCAAACGTCGTTGCGGAAATCCCGGCGAGCGTCGTTAGGTCAACCGTTTGAGCCGAGGTGCGCAGCCTCGCTCATTGCCGAGCAGCAGCGGATAAAACCTCGACGTTCGCCGGCTCCTATCAGTCACTAACCAAGGGAAGAAAAATCTAAATGCGCAAGCTTCTACTCGGACTTACGGCACTCGCGGCGTTCGCCACACCTGCAAAAGCAGACGTCGTTCTTGATCCCATGCTCAGCGGCACCGGCGATAATGTTGTTTTCGATAGCTTTAACGGTAACGCCGCCATCGGTAGCTTCAATGGCCAACACACAGGGTTGGTGGATTTTACCGACCTCTCCGGCAATCCCCTGTTCACCGGCGCCGCCAATGGCAACGATATCAAGATATCCAACACCAACGATCTCCAGGTCGAGGTATTTGACTCGACCAATACCAACGTGCTGACCACCTCAACCCAAGTGTTTTCGCTCAAAGGTACCGGCGATGTGACTGCCTTCGTGCAGGCCACCGACGGCCTGTTCCACTTCGACCTGGGTACGATCGATCCCAACGCGCAGTCCGGCTTCACGCTTAGCGCCATCAACGGCGAGACCATGAACCTGCTGACGTTGGTCGATATCGGCGGCACGATCTCTGATTACGAGCACTACCGCATCGACGTAGCGGGACCGTTGGTGGCCACCACGCCGCTGCCGGCTGCTTTCCCGCTGTTCGCAGGTGGCCTTGGCCTGATGGCTTGGGTGACGCGCGGACGCAAGAAGCAAGCAACATCAATCCTCAGTACTCAACCTTAAACGCCGCGCTGAATGTTATTGCGGATTGTTATGCATTGTTGCAGCGATCCGATTCGAGCAACCACGTTCTGATTTTGTACTCAATGCGCACTAAAGCCATCGATCGCGGGTGGCGTGACTGGTATCAGCTGCAACGCTGGCGTAATCGCGCCAAGTACCAACTGCAGCAAGAACCGTTCTGCGTCATGTGTGCGCAGCAAGATCGCGCTGTGATGGCAACAATCGCCGATCACATCGAACCACATCGCGGCGATTGGAATGAATTCCGTCTCGGCAAATTGCAGTCGCTGTGCGCGCGTTGCCATAGCAGCTCAAAGCAGCGCATCGAACACGGCAAGCCACCGCTCATCGCCATTGGTGCCGATGGTTGGCCAGTCTGCGAAACGGATCTTGCATGAAATAAATTGAGCGGCCCAAAGCAACGCGTTAACGTCGCTTCGGGCCTAACCAAGACGACAAGCCTGTGTAGAGGCGTGTGTGATGGCTAAGTGTGATGTGGGTACGTTTGATTTATTCGGTCAAGTAGCCCTCAAACAAACTGAACAATTAAATGGTTTTGACCAAAGGCCTCTCAATGGCTTTACGAAAGACGGTCGCTATGCAGAATTCATCGTGTGCGCTTACCTCACGCGAATGGGGTACCACGCAACGCATGTCGACACACAAGGCTTTGACATCCTGCTACGGCATGAAACACGAAGCTATCGCATTGATGTAAAGAGCACATCCCACGTCCGTCGCGGTACGTTTAAGGAACGTGCGGTGTGGAATATCGTCAACCATACTAGACCAGAACCAGGCCGCCAACGTGTTCACGTTAGAAAAGGTCCGTTAGACGCTGATTTGCTGGCGTTGTTTTTCCGACCGCTGGAAACCGTAGTGTTCCGAGCAGTTGATGAGGAAATGAAGCTTCGATTGTTGCTGCCGCTGGCTCTCGTCCGAAATAGTCACGATGGCAGACAGGTCTCTTGAAGCCGCGATCAAGCATTTGGAATGTGGGGCTTAAAAGGGGGGATCCAAACCCGCCTGGCCGAACAAGCCATACCTGGCTCGAACAAGCCCACCCTAGTTCAAACAAGCCGGGGGCGGGGAGGGTCAAAAACTTTTGGGGGGCACCCCATTCGCGGCGCGTGTCGGACAAACCTCTATAAATGCTAGCAAAATTAATGACTGAATTTACAAAATCCGAAAACCGGCAAAAACCGCTCGATTTGGCGGAGTTTCCGTTATGATCAAGCGCGGGCGGGTTTCGGCGGCCGAGAAGAACATCACGGTTATTGCGGGGGCGTTTGGCGAGCGGCCAGCGCCGCCGGCTGATTTCAACGAGCGCCAGGCCGAGATCTGGCGCCAAATTGTGGCGTCTGAGCCGGGCGAGTTTTTCAATACCGCGACGGTGCGCGACATGCTGGCCAATCTTTGCCGCCATCGCGAAGCGGCGGACAGGTTGGCGGTGGTAATTGATGGGTTTGAGCTTGAGTGGCTTAAATCGGACGAGGGCTCGAGGCGTTATGCGCTGCTTTTGAGAATGCGGGTTCAAGAGACCCGCGCTGCCGCCAGTTTTGCCACCAAGCTGCGGCTTACCAATCAATCGCGCTATGTGCCGGACACTGCCGCGCGGATGGCGCGTGATGGGCTCAAGGGCACCAAGCCTTGGGAGTTGTGAAGCAAAAGCGCCGCCCTCGCGAGACCAGAGGCGAGCGCAACGTCCGCTGGATCGAATCGTATTGCCGTATTCCCGAAGGGCCAAAGCTTGGCAAGGCGGTTAAGCTTCGTGACTGGCAAAAGGCTGAGATCGTCAAGATCTACGACAATCCGACTGGGACGCGCCGCGCCATCATTTCGTGGGGCCGGAAGAACGCCAAGACGACGTTTGCCGCGTTCCTGCTGCTGCTACACCTATGCGGGCCGGAGAAGCGCTACAATTCGCAATTGTACTCGGCGGCGCAAAGCCGCGACCAGGCGGCGCTGATCTTCAATCTCGCGGCGAAGATTGTGCGGATGTCGGCCGATCTGCGCACGGTCGTGGTTATTCGCGATACCGCCAAGCAACTGTTTTGCCCGGAGCTGGGCACGCTGTATCGCGCATTGTCGGCCGAGGCGGCGACGGCGTACGGATTGTCGCCGGTGCTTATTGTGCACGACGAGCTCGGCGTGGTGCGCGGCCCGCGTTCGGCGCTCTACGAGGCGCTCGAGACCGCGACCGGCGCGCAGGAAGCGCCGCTGTCGGTGATCATCTCGACGCAGGCGGCGACCGACAACGATCTGCTTTCGATTCTGATTGACGACGCCGTCGCCGGCAACGATCCGCGGGTGACGTGTTCGCTGCATACGGCACCGGTGGGCGCCGATCCGTTTGCTGAGGAGACCATCAAGCTCGCCAATCCGGCATACGGCGACTTTCTAAACCCGGTCGAAGTCATGGCTATGGCGCAGGACGCCAAGCGCATGCCGGCGCGCGAGGCCGAGTTCCGTAATCTGGTGCTCAATCAGCGCGTCGAGACCGACAAGCCGTTCGTGTCGCGGCTGGCCTGGAAGGAATGCGGCGCCCCGGTTGAAGATCTGCATGGCGTTGCGCTGTTTGCCGGGCTTGATCTGTCCAGTGTTGCCGATCTCACCGCGCTGGTGCTGATCGGCGAGATCGACAGGGTATGGCATGTCCAGCCTACGTTCTGGCTGCCGGAGGAGGGCCTGGTCGAGAAATCGGATCGCGATCGCGTTCCCTACGATCTGTGGCGGGGCCAGGGATTTCTGAAAACAACGCCGGGCAATTCGGTGTCCTACGAGTTTGTTGCGCAATATCTACGCGAAGTGTTTGCCGAATACGACATCCGCAAGCTAGCGTTTGACGACTGGAACATGATGCATTTCAAGCCGTGGCTGCTGCAGGCTGGGTTTTCCGAATCGTTGCTGGCGGACCGTTTCGTTAATTTCCGCCAGGGTACCAAGTCGATGTCGCCGGCGCTGCGGGTGCTCGAGCAGGCGGTGCGCGAGCGCCGGCTGGCGCATGGCAACCACCCGGTGTTGGCGATGTGCGCAGGGTGCGCCGTCGTCGAGGGCAAGGACGACGCCAATCGCAAACTGTCGAAGAATAAATCCACCGGTCGCATCGATGGCATGATCGGGTTGACGATGGCGATCGGCGTCGCACCGCTGCAGGTCAAGATCGATATTGAAAGTTTAATAGGCTGATCGGTTGAGACGTCAAAGCCTTGGCAAATTGTTTCACGTGAAACCTGACTCGAACAACAACAAACCATGAGCGAGCCGCGGCGTCATAGTCGGTCGCGGCGCAGCCGACGCAAGGCATTGCGGCAGGCGCAGCGTGTCCAGGCGGAGCTGGAGTATCTCGCCGCCCGGTTGCGCCGGCTTCTTGGCCATGTCGGCTACGCGGCGAGGAAGGCGGACAAGCTGCGCAATCGGCTCACCTGAAATCAGATCGAATAACAACAAACAGTCCGCAACCTGCTGCAAGTTACAGCAGAACACTAGCAAAGGGGACCGCAAATGGCGCTCGGCGGAATTATCCTCGGCCTGATCAACATCGTGATTGTAATAGTGATTTTGTTGCTGATCGGCGCTTGTATTGCGTGGGTTATGAGCACGATCGGTTGGCCGGTGCCGCAGATGGTGCAGCAGCTTTTTCTTGCGCTCGTGATGCTAGTCGCGGTTTATCTGCTGGTGGCGTTGCTGCTCGGCCTTCCGGGCGTTCGCCTCATAGGGTCGTTAGAAGGCCAGCCGCAAACGCTGGTGCGTTATTCGCTCGCGTCGCTGTCCAGCTAGGGTCTGGAGACAAAATCAACCAGCGGCCATTTGTGTGGCTTGGCCGCAAAACCGGAATTACTGGAAATTACAGTAAGACTTGCTCAACAACTGGATGGTGGTCAATGAGGAATCTTCTTTTCGCCGGTGCGGCGCTGCTCTTCGGTAGCCTTTCGGCGCAGGCCGGGACGTTCGATGCGACGAGCTTCTCGGTAATTGGCGGCGAGAACGTCTCGATGACGTCGCCGAAGGTGCAAACCGTCAGCGCCGGCGAAGTGACGCTGAGCGGGCCGAGCGGCAACATCGACGTCTGGTGCGTCGATCTTCTCGACGTGATCAGTCTGCCTTATCTTTATAGCACCGGTGTCTACGTGCCGGGCTCTTCAGTGCCGGGCATGCCGACATTGGACGCGACGCAGACCCACGATGTTGCCGATCTGATCGAGAACGGCCAGGGCACTGGCGCCACCAATGCCGAGATCCAGGTCGCGATCTGGGAAATCCTTTACGGCAGCAACTTCGTGCCGGTCGGCCTCACCGCGCCGTTCAGCGCCGAAGTCGCAACGCTAATCGGCGAGTCCGGCACGTTGCTCAATTGCCCGGACTGCTCCCTGCAAGTCTTCACCGACGCGCCGACGGTCGTCAGCCAGTCATTTGCCGATGTTGTTGTGGCACCGACGCCAATCCCTGGCGCGCTGTTGCTGTTTGGGAGCGGCCTCATCGGCCTTGTTGGCGCTGGCTACGGTGCCAAAAGAAAGCTGCCGCGATCAGCGTTCAATACCGCAATCCAAACATAGGAGATGTCCGATGCGTGGTTTTCTCGCTTACGTCCTGCCGGTCGATAGTGGACCTGTTGATCCCGGTTTCGGCGTGCCGGGCTGGCCCGCCCACCCGATTGCGCCTGGCGGTCCGCCGCCTGGTCCGTCGCAAGGGCCCGGCTTCCCGACGCATCCGATTGCACCCGGTGGCCCGCCTCCGGGCATTTGGGGCGGTCGTCCGCCGAATTGGGTAGATACTACGCCGCCTGGTCCGCAGCCGAGTCCGGGCTGGCCTCCGGTCGTGATGCCGCCGATTTACTATCCGGGCGGAACGCCTCCGGGCATTTGGGGCGGTCGTCCGCCGGACTACGTCGACATCGGTCCGCCGCCTCCGCAGCCGGTGCCTGGTTGGCCTCCTGTTGCGATGCCGCCGATTTACTATCCGCCTAGCGGCAGCGGCAGGCCGCCTGGCATTTGGGGCGGTGGCAACGAGCCGTTCCCGACGCCGCCGATCCATCTGCCGCCCGAATACCCGATACCGGAAGGCAAGGTTGCGATCCTGGTCTGGACGCCGGACGACGGTTTTCAGGTCAAAGTCATCGAGAAGCCGCCGGGCTACAATCCGCCGCCCGGTGCCGCGGTGCCGACACCGCAGGAAGCCTAACGCTAGGAATTGACCTGATCGCGAGATGATCGCGAAAGACGGTTGCTGTTAACGATGGCAGCCGTCCCAGAGAGAGTCCGCGACTCCCTCCCGCAGGCTGCGGACTCTCTCGCTTCTCCTAAAAAAGTGGGGCCGCCGGACGAGGGCGACCCCGTAGATCCCTGCCATTCCATTGCCAGGCTTTGCATTGCTTGCCTCGCCGAGCCGCGCCACTCCTTCAACAACCCGAAGCCTATCGGACCGACGAAGGTAAAGCCATGCTAAAATTAAAAGAATACGCAGACCCAGGCTATCAAAGTGACGGCAAAAAGCGGTTTCCGCTCGATGATGCAAATTGGGTTCGGCGCTCTTGGGCGCGGCTGGTTCAAATCGGTGACAAATATACCGATGAGCAAAAGCGGCGCATTGCCATCCGGATCACTGCGGCTTGGAAGGACAAGATCGAATCGGCCGGGCCGCCGGCGCTCGACGACAAGGCCGCGATGGAGATTGTTCAGCGCGAGTCGTTGTTAATCATCAAAGCCGAGGCGCCGGACCCGGACGATGACGAGTCCCACGATGACTACATCGAACGCTGCATCGACGAGATGACGTCGGACGACGACGACCTCGCCGACGACCAGGCCGAGGAAGCGTGCCAACTCAATTGGGAAGAATACGACGATCGCGGCGCCGGCTTGATAATGCACAAGACGCGTACGACGCCCGCCGGTGGCATGGTATTTGTTTTGTCCGATGCAACGCCCGATCGCTTCGGCGACATCATCGAGGTGTCATCCTGGGACACCGAGAACTTTCAAAAAAATCCCATCGCGTTATTCAACCATGACAAAAGTTTTGTGATCGGGAAATGGGCCAATCTGAAAAACGACGACAAGGATCTGCGCGGCGAGCTGGTGCTGGCGCCGAAAGGCACGTCGCCGCGCATCGATGAAATTCGCCGGCTGATCGAAGCCGACATCCTGCGCGCCGTCTCGGTCGGCTTTCGCCCGGTCGAGACCGAGCCGATCAACGCCAAGGATCAGTGGGCTGGCACCCGCTATCTCAAAAGCGAGCTGGTGGAGACCAGCGTGGTCGCGGTGCCGGCAAATCCGAATTGTTTGGCAATCGCTCGGAGCTTGAACATTTCACCTGCAACTGTCCGCTTGGTTTTTGGCGAGCATGCCAACGAGAAAGTCATGCGGCGGAATTACGACGCGAACCGAGGCGAGGATGCCAATACGCGGCGCGCGGCGAAGACTGGCGAGGATGCCGACGACAACAGGAAAGCTACCAACGGCGAGCATGCCGAAACACATCGTAGTACGACGAGGGGAAACCCCATGTTGCTTTCGCAACGCATTCAGGAAGCCCAAAAGCGCGTCATCGCGCTGCAGGACAATCTCGACAAACATCTCGAAGGTATCGACGACGAAAGCCCGAGCGAAGAGCAGATGGTGCTGACCGAGGATCTGACCAGCAAGATCCAGACGGCAACGCGCCATCATGACAGCCTGGTCGCCATCGAAACCAAGAACGGTGCTCGCGCCGTCGACGCCGGCGATGCCGGTAAGACCGGCAGGAGCCTGATCAAAGCCCCGGCTGATCTGATCATCCGCAGCAAGAAAAAGGCCGACGTTCTCGACCTTTTTGTGCGGGCAATAATCGTCGGCACCAAGGCGCGTATCGATGGCACCCCCATTGACGACATGCGCCGCAAAATTTACGGCGACGACGAGGCGCAGCGCGTGGTTTGCGATTACGTTCTCAAGGCAGCCTCGGCGCCCGCCATGACCACGGTGGCCGGATGGGCCGCCGAGCTCGTGCAAACGATCTGGCCGCAGTTCATGGAAGCGTTGCTGCCCTCGAGCGTATATCCCAAGCTCGAGGCAATGGGTCTCGCGCTGACGTTCGGCGCCGCCGGCCGCATCATCATCCCGACTCGTAATCTGACGCCCGCGGTGTCCGGCAGCTTCGTCGGTGAAGGTTTGCCGATCCCGGTGCGCCAGACTGCATTCGCCAGTCAAGCGCTTACGCCAAAAAAAATGGCAGTAATCACGGTTTGGACAAAGGAAATGGCAGACCACAGCATCCCAGCGATCGAAGGCCTGTTGCGGCAAGCGGTGCTCGAGGATACCGCGATAGCACTCGACACCGTTTTGCTCGACAACAATCCGGCGACTGCGATCCGGCCGCCCGGCCTGCGGTCCTATCAAGCGGGTCTCACCGCCTCGACGGCGACGCCGGGTTACACCGCCTTTGTCGCCGATTACCGGGCACTCTATGGCGCGTTGCTTGGCCTCACCAACGGCAACGTGCGCAAACCGGCAATTCTGCTCAATCCGACGCAGACCATGGATCTGAGCACCCTACAACCGCCTGCTGCGGCAGCACCGCTATGGCCGTTGTCGGAGATGGTCAACGCTGGCCGTATCGGCAAAGCCGCGCTGATTGAATCGGCAACAGTACCGGCGGGCATGGCGATCATGGTCGATGCCGCCGACTTTACCTCGGTCGGTTCTGAAGGAATGCGCATGGACATCAGCGACCAGGCGACAATTCACCTGGAAGATACCAGTCCGCAGGACATCGTGTCCGGCCCGAGCGGCACGCCGGTCCCTGCGACGCCAGTCAAATCCATGTGGCAAACAGACTCGCTCGCTTTACGGATGATAGCGCCAATCAATTGGATCATGCGTCGCCCAGTGGTCGCATGGATGACCGGCACGGCGTGGGGCACGTAGCAACACTGATTCACAAACGGAGTGATACCGATGGCAGACACAGAGACCAAAAACCAGCACCCTCAGCATGCTCAGCATGCCCAGCATGCGACGCCCAAGACGGCCGGCGATCGCATGGCCGAAGATAAAAAGCAGCTCGCGGCCGAGCGCGAGCAGCGTGCCAAAGACATGGCCGAACGCGACAAGCACCGCGGTACGCCAACGCCGACGCAGGAGGAATGCGACCTCGCCAAGCTCGGTCATCATCCTCAGCTCGCCGACGATGGCTCGGGGCCGGATCCGAACGAAAAGCTAAATACGGTCCGGCATATCGGTGCCAAGCCGCCAGCTTCTAATGCGGAGTATCAAACCCGCGCGGCAGCGCCGAAGGTCTGAAACTTCCATGGGCCTGGTCTCGCGGATCGGTCAGACGTTCTCGGCCGTTGTTAAAGCGGCCGAGGGCGCCTGGCGCCCAGGTCCTTACTATCTCCCGGTGACGCACGGTTTTTTGCCGGACGGTGCCGCTGTTAACTGGTGGCAATGCGGCGAGACTCCTTATCTCGCCGGCACGCGGCTCGCCATCATCGAAGCTTGCATCGGCGCCTACAGCCAGACCATGGCGATGTGTCCTGGATCGCACTGGCGCGCCAACGGCAAAGGCGGCCGCGATCGCGTCACCAATTCCGCGCTGTGCAGAATCCTGCGCTACCCAAACGATTATCAGAGCATCAGCGATCTGATTCTTAACACGGTGCGGCAGCTCTATCTCGAGGGCAACGCCTATCTGCTGTGCATGCGCAATGCGCGCTATGAGATCGAAGAGCTGCACCTCATGGACAATAGGTACAGCCGCGCCATGATCGACGGCGAAGGCGAGGTGCATTATGTCGTCGGTGGCAATTGGATAGTGCAGAACCGCTACGGCCCCTTAACGACGGTGCCGGCGCGCGACGTTCTGCATATCAAGCTGCACGTCGATCAGCTGCGCAATCCACTGCGCGGCGAAAGCCCGCTGGTGTCGGCTTATCTCGATGCCCTGACCGGGCAGTCGATCCGCGCCCAGCAATACGTGTTTTATCAGAACCAGGCCAAGCCCGGCTTTGTACTCTCGACCGATCTGGTGCTCGACAAGGATCAGGTCTCGGCATTGCGCGATCGTTGGAGCGAGCAATCAACCGGCGCCAATGCTGGCGGCACTCCGATCCTCACCAATGGCCTCAAGCCATTGCAGATCCCGGTCACCAATTTTCGCGACGCCCAGCTCGCCGAAGTGCTGCGGCTGACCGATCAGGATATTGCCATGGCGTTTCGCGTGCCGGCGCAGCTGGTCGGTCTGCAGGCCGCGCACACCACGCCGCACAGTTCGACCGAAGCGCTGATGCAATCCTGGGTCGCGTCCGGCCTTGGCTTCTGTCTCAACCATATCGAGGAAGCAATTGGCCAAACCTTTGAGCTCGACGGTCAGCCGGACGAGTATGTCGAATTTGATACCGGTGCGCTGCTGCGCTCGGATTTCAAGGATCGCATCGACAGCCTGGCCCGCGCAGTACAAGGCGGCATCATGAGTCCCAACGAGGCGAGAAATTCCGAAGATCTGGATTCGGTACCGTTCGGTGATGAGCCTCGTGTCCAGCAGCAGGTGGTGCCCTTGAGTCAGGTCGGCAAGATTCCGCCAGCGCCAGCTGCGCCATCGCAGCCGAGCGCGCCGCCGTCAGATAAAAAACCAACGCAGCAGCCGCCGGGATCGTCGCAGAAGGCAGATGCCAATGTCGCAGCCAATGGAATCGCCCGAGTCATGTTCACCCGCGCCAAACGGATCCAACGGCAGCAGCAGCGCGAACAACAACGACTCCTCAGCAGCTGAATACCAGGAGAATATGCTCGATGCCGGCGCCGCCGTCATCGTCGAGCTGGAGGCCAAATGGGGTCGCGATCTCGATCTCATGCGCGCGGAGGCGCGCGCGATCATCGCCGACCTGCGCGCCGCGAATGTCGAGCTGGTCGCGCAGCAGCGCGAGAAGATCGATTATCGCCTAGCCTCGCTCAAAGACGGTGACGTCGGCGAGCCGGGCAGGAACGGCAGCGTCGGCGATCCAGGGCCAGCTGGCCCAGCCGGTGCGCCTGGCTTGCCGGGCGACAAAGGCGATACCGGTGAGCCCGGCGAGCCCGGAAAGAACGGCGCCGATGGCGCGCCTGGAGTCGAAGGACCGCCCGGCGCTGTCGGGCCGGTCGGGCCGCCCGGCGCTAACGGCGAGCCCGGCGAGCCTGGTCGCAATGGCGACGCCGGCGCGTCCGGCGCCAAGGGCGATCGCGGCGAGCCTGGCCGCAATGGTGAACCCGGCGTGGTCGGCGCCAAGGGCGAGCCCGGTGAGCCTGGCCGCAACGGCGAGCCCGGCATGGTCGGCGCCAAGGGCGATCGCGGCGACAAGGGCGAAGCCGGTCCGCGCGGCGGCGTCGACAAGATTGTCGCCTGGTCGGATCGGATCTTCTACGAGGGCCGTCTGGTCACGCACAAAGGCTCGTGCTGGCAGGCCGCTTGCGATACCGCCAGGCAGCCCGGCACTTCCGCCGATTGGCTCGAGATCGCCGCCGGCGGCGCACCCGGTGGCACCTTCAAAATTCGCGGCACCTGGCGCGCCGAGGAAAAATACCGCGCGCTCGATGTCGTCACCCTCGATTACGGCTGGTTCGTCGCCAGGCAGGACGATCCCGGCCCGATTCCCGGTCCTGGCTGGCAGGCCGGCCCGGTCGGCCGCCGCGGCGAAAAAGGCATCGCTGGCGAGCGCGGCGGCAAAGGCGATCCCGGCAAGTCGGCGCCGCATTGGATCGGCCTCAAGGCCGACGGCTATAGCCTCACCGCGGTGATGAGCGATGGCGCTATCGGGCCGCGCATTTCGCTCTTCTCGATGTTTGAGCAATTCGAGGCCGAGCTGAGACTGCGGAGCAAATAGCAGTGCAGCAGATCCTCAACGTCATCACGCCATCGCCGACGCAGGATCTGGTGTCGCTCGATGACATGAAGCAGAAACTCTTCATCGCGTCGTCGGATACGACCAAGGATTTTCTGCTGCAGGAGATCATCACCAACACCTCGGAGACGATCGCCAAATTATGCAATCGGGTCTTTGGCTATGAGGAAGTCGACGAAACTTTCTATCAGCTCGAGGATGGCAGTAGCCAACGGCTCTATCTGTCGCGCTGGCCGGTGCTGCTCACCGATATCAAAACCTTCACCCAGGACGGCAACGATCTGTTGGCGGCGCCCAATTGGGTGCTCGAGCAGGCCACCGGGACCATCTATCTGCAATCCAGCCTCGGTTCCTGGTACGGCGTTATCGATGTTGACTACAGCGGCGGCTATCAATTGCCCGACGGCGCGCCAGGCTCGTTGAAGTTCGCCACCGAGGCGCTGATCCGCGAAGGCTACATGTCTTGGATCCGCTCGCCGGCGTCGTTCGGGGTGCGCCAAATTTCGCATAAGGAGGCCCGCATAGGTTACTTCGGGCCAAATCTTTTCCCCACCACCGGGCTGCCGGCGACCTGGCAAACCGTGCAGAGCATCTTGAACAGATACATCAGGCACTGGGTGTGATCATGAAGCAGGAGCAGATCAGGCTGCGGGCCGCCGCTTATCAATGGCGCGCTGCCGCCGCGACAGTCCGGGGCTTCGTCGAAGGCACATCGCCCGAGACCATGGCGCGTGCGATGTATCCGGACGATCAGGTCACGCCGCTGGTGTTGCGCGCGGCGACGACACAGGCAACGACAACGGATCCGTTGTGGGCCGGTCCGCTGGCGATGCAAAGCCGCGCCGACGCGATCGAGGATGTGGTCGCGCTTTCCGCGCTCGGCCGGCTGCTGGCGGCCGGTGCGCTCAATGTCGATCTCGGCCGCCTGGCGACGCTCATCGTTCCTGGCCGCGTCACCAATGTACTCGATGCCGGCCAGTTCGTGCAGGAAGGCAAACCGGTGCAGGTGCGCCAACTGAATGTCACCGGCGCGCCATTGCGCCCGCGCAAGCTCGAAGTGATCGTCACGGTGACGCGCGAGCTTACCGAGGCGTCAAACATCGAAGACGTGGTTCGCGTGATTTTGACCGAGGCGGCCGGTATCGCGCTCGACGCCGCGATCTTCTCGGCAACCGCGGCAACGCCGGCGCGCTCGGCCGGCATTCTCAACGGACTGGTCGCGCTGGCACCGTCGGCGGCTGGCGGCTTCGAGGGCGCCGGCGAAGATCTCGGCGCCTTGACCCTCGATCTTGCCACGCGCGCCGGCGGCCAATTTCCGTTCTTCATCGCCGCGCCCAGCCAGGCGACGACATTGCGCTATTGGGCCGGCGGTCAATTCGGCACCGGACCCGGCAGCGATATTCTCCCCGTCGCCGCCAGCGCCGGTCTGCCAGACAAGACTGTCGTCTGCCTCGAACCGCGCAGCTTCGTCTGCACCATCGGGCAGCCCAGCTTCTCGGCAAGCCGCGTCGCGACGCTGCACCAGGAGGACACTACGCCGGCCGATATCGTCGCCGGCGCAGCGGCGACGCCGGTCAAGAGCATGTTCCAGATCGATGCCATCGCGCTGAAAATGACGCTATGGGCCGACTGGGCGATGCGCGCGCCGCACGTTTCTTTCATGGATGCGGTGACCTGGTAATGCCGATCGAATTTGATCCCGGCCCGCTGGCGAAGCTCGATCGCCGGCTCGACGACATGGTCAAACAGCTCGAGGCCTTCGGCAATCATTTCGGCGATATCCTGTCGGACTGGCAAACCGAGGACATCCACCGCAAAAGGGCGTTCACGCTGAAGTGGGGCAAGCGGGTGCATAAGGCGCAGACCACAGTGCGGCCGCACTCATTGCACGAAATGCTCGGCGAGCACGCCTATCAACGTATCGTCTTGCACACGCCAAATGTTAAGCGCGGCCACATCCGCCGTCGCTATCGCGGTCGCGTCTATCGGCGCACCTCGACCCGGCCGATATTGCGCTCCGGGTTGCTTGAACTGCTGCAGGCCCGATTGAACGAGGCGCTGGCGCGTCTCAAATGGTGATGAGCTATGGGTCAGGATTGGGCCAACACAGTCTATGCGCCATGCCAGGATACTTTCGGCCGCGAGATCTGGATCAATCCGGTGGTCTCGCAGCCCGGCACTCCGGCCTATCAGGCGCGCGGCATCTATAATCGCAACCGTCTCAATGAAATCCTCGAAGATGGCTCGATGTTCGTCGAGCAGGAAACCATCCTCGACGTCCTCGAGCAGGAATTCCCGGTGCTGCCGCAGCAGGACGACGAGGTAACGATCCCGGTCGACAGCCTCGGCATGCAAACTGCGCCCGGCGATTTCACCATTACCAGCGTTTGGGACAATGGCGGCGGCGAATGGTCGCTGCATCTGCGTAAAAAAGTTTGATCACAGAAATCCAAACTTATGCGTTCGACATCCGCGACGCCTTCTTTAACGTCGTCACCGCGGACCCGTTCTTTGCTGGCTACACCAAACGCAAAAACAAAATGCGGCCGGTGCAGCAAAACCTGATCCCTTATCTCGGCGTTTATCTGTTGCCGGAAACGACGACACCGGATGGCGATGCTAACGCCGGCTGTATCCGCTTTACACATACCGTGCCGATCGGATTTTCCGCCATCGTTGCCAACAGTGATCCGGACGTCGCCGAGGCCACCGCCGATCAGGCCATGCAAAGGATCATGGTCAGTGCCTATACCGATCTGCATCTTTTCAATGTTCTCAACAACAGCAATCCAGACGGCGTCGGCATCGAGGGGCTTTCTCGCGGCACCCGGCGTACGAATTTCGGCGTTGTGTCGACCGATAACGAAATGCCGTTCTGCGAGGCGCAATACGAGGTGGGCTGTACCTTCCGTACCGAATGGTATCCCGACATCACCGACACGCTCGACGAAATCGATGTCACCACCGGCGTCAAACCGGGCGACACCCAGACGGAAATGGATCAGCGGCAACAGGTCGCCGTGGTCTACGACTTCACGGCATTACGGCAGCAACGCAAGCCGCTGCGAAAGCCATGGTTACTAGCGCGCGATCAAAGGAGAAAATGAAAATGGTTAACGTCAACATCCGAACCATCACGCCAGGCCAGCGCCAGCGCGAAAAAGTTCAGCGCATGCAGAAACTGCACCAGCGGCCAGGCATCCGCGTCACGCCAAAAAATGACGACATGCGGCGCTTGCTCAAGCATCCGCGCGCCGGCGCCTTCCGCAGCGAAGGCTCGATGGAATGGCCCGACGACAGCTTCACCCACCGCCGGCTGCGCGACGGCGACATCAAGCGCGAGGAAAAGAAAACCGAAGAGAAGTCGGACCAGGCTCACCATCGAAGCCCAGCCAGCCACCAAACCAAGGAATAGCTGGAAAAATAATTCTCTCTTACTAAAGGCAAGCCATGGTCGGCCGCGCGGCGGCTTACGTGGCTTCAAACAAAGGAGAAGACCCATGCCGATATCTTTTGCGGCGATTCCCTCTTCAATTAAAGTTCCGCTGTATTGGGTTTTTTGAGGCCCCTTTGCCGAGCAATCGGCATCGAATAAATCCGGGTGAATTCAGGGAACAGCCAGACCGGCCAATCCTGAGCCAAGCCGCGCAAGCGGACAGGTGCAACGACTAGAGCGAAAGCTCGTAGGGCCAAGCGGCCCGAAGCGCCCGGCCCCTCACAAACGAGGGTGATGATATAGTCTGCTCTGCATAGGAATATGCAGCTGTCCCGCAAAGGGACGACGACGAGCCTCGCGACCTCGTTGTGAACATAAGGTGAGGTCGACCCCTCGATGGCTGGTTTGCCGTCGATCAATCTGCGCGCACTTCTCGTTGGTGTGATGAGCACTACCGAGGGCAGCGCGACGGTTGATGTGCCGGTGCCGATCGGCTCGCAAGCGCAGGCCGATTCCAATTTTGGCGTCGGCTCGGAATTGAGCCGGATGTTCACTCGATTCTATTCCAATAATTTCGCGAATGAAGTGTGGGGCCTCGGCGTTTCGCCCGGCGGCACTGCATCGGCGGCGACCGGCACCATCACCGTCACGGCGGCGCCGACGGCTCCCGGCACGTTATGGCTTTACGTTGCCGGCCAGCTGGTCAGCGGCATCAATATCTTTACCACCGACACGGTACCCGACATCGCGACCTCGATCGCCGATGCGATCAATGGCGCCTATGCCAGTGGCGATCCGGCGTTGCCGGTCAGTGCCGTTGCTGCGGCCGGCGTCGTGACGCTGACGGCGTTGTTTGATGGCGTCAACGGCAACGAGATCACGGTGTCGCTGAATTACCAGGGCGCACTTGGCGGTCAGATCACGCCTCCCGGCCTCGGCATTACGTTGCCGACCGGTGGCTTGCTCAGCGGCGGCGTCGGCACGCCGGATTTCACCAACGCCATCGCCAACATCCAAAAGGAAGCGTTCGAATACGTCGCGATGCCGTACGCTGACGCCAATTCGCTGTTCGCTTGGGATCAGGAATTTGGCTTCACCGACACCGGCCGCTGGGGCTGGCAGCGCCAGCAGTTCGGCCATGTCTTTAGTGCCAAGCGCGGCATCTACTCCGACTTGATCCTGTTTGGCGATACACTTAACAGCGGGGTCGAGTCGATCATGGCAATGGAGCAGACTTGTCCGTCGCCGATGTTCGAGGTCGCGGCCGCCTATACCGCCAAGGCGCAGCGCGCTTTGATCAACGATCCGGCGCGGCCGTTGCAGACCTTGTCGCTCAATGAAGTCAAGGCAGCGCCACTGCAGGACCGTTTCAACTTCGTCGAGATCAACAGCCTGGCATCGAACGGGCTGGCGATTCAGGAAGTCGGCAGCGATGGTCAGCCGATGATCATGCGGGAGCAAACGACTTATCAGCTCAATCTCTACGGCCAAACCGACGACGCCTATGAGCTGGTAACGACGCTTGCGACCTTGGCCAAGCTGCTGCGCAATCAGCGCCAGGCCATCACCTCGAAATTCCCGCGCAGCAAGCTCGCCGACGACGGCACCAAGTTCGGGCCGGGGCAGGCGATCGTCACGCCCGGCATCATCAAGGCCGAGCTTGTCAACGAGTACCAGCTCGATATGTGGAACGGTCTTGTAGAGAACCTTAAAGAGTTCAAGGCTAATCTAATGGTCGAGCGCGACCCCAATGACCCCAATCGGGTCAACGTGCTCTATCCGCCCGACCTGATCAATCAGCTGCGGATCTTTGCCGTGCTGGCACAGTTCCGCTTGCAATACGATCGTGGCCTCGACACCGCGATCATCGGTGCAGCACCGCCTCCGTTCCAGGCGGCTGGTGGTACGCCGCAGTAAGTCACCTAGCGGCCTAATCAACGCCGCGTCGTAACCGTTCGCGATAGCGTCGTTTGCGATCACGCATGCATTGTGGGCACGGCTTACCAAATGGTTTGACGTGCCCATGTGTGCAAACAGCCCGACTTGATGCGAGGCGAAGTTTTTGTTTGTGTGCTTCTGACTTCGGCTTGGAGTTAATACCAGAATGATCGTTAAGCGCTCGGGCTGCGCGCATTTTTGCAAACTTGTCGGCATACGTTTCAGGCGCTTCAGCAATCAGTCGCAATTGTGCTTGGCGTATTGCTTCACGGTGTTGCGGAGATTTTGGGCCTTTCCCTACGCCACTTTGTTTGACGGCTCGCGATATCTTGCGCTTCGTCTGTTCAGTGTGTCGTCGCCCGGCGCGGACGCCCACACCGCCCGCCATGCGATTCCAGCCGAGATTGGCTGTCGGGCGTAGCGACCGTTCGATTTCCAAGCATCGCACTATCGGTCCTTCGTAAAGAACTCGCACCGAAAAGGTCTTGGGCAGCTCACGCGCGGCACTGTTTCGTCTCTCTCGGTGTTGCTGAAGCCGCGCCTTCAGGTTCGTCGTGACGCCGATATAGCCGCTGTCTGTCGGATCGATACAGCGCGCGTCGAACAACCAATAGACCCAGCCTAATTCATCTGCCTGTGGTTGCATTGTGGGCATGCCCTGTCCTCGTGTTAACCATACAAAACAGCCAGATAATACGGGCACTTTCGCTATCTGTCAAAAATAGGAGATGGTACATGGCTCAGAGATTTGCCGGAATTGCTTTCTTGACGGTCGATGGAACGCAATTGGCATTGCGTGGGAATTTCACCGTCTCACCATCAGTGGTTGAGCGTACGATGATAGCTGGACAGGATGGTGTCCATGGGTACCAGGAGCTGCCCAGGGTGCCGTTCATTGAAGGCGATCTGTCGGCGGTGCCTGGTTTGTTGCTCGACGATCTCGAGACGCAGACCGATGTCACCGTGGTGGCACAGCTCGCCAACGGTCTTCAGTACACATTGACTGGGGGCACCTGTAAGTGCGGCTTTGAAGAGAACACCCGCGACGGTCAATTGCGGGTGCGCTGGGAAGGCCTTGCCTGCCAGGAAATCTCGATTGGGTAAGGCCGCGTCATGAACCAGCCAGCAGTTAAGCCCGTGCGGGAAGGCTTTGTGCGCGAGGCAGAGCCGGCGCCACCGCTCGAGCCGCCGCGTGATGCGCCGCCGCAGCCGGTGTTGCCGACGCAGATGAAGCTCGAGCAGCCGCCGCTCGAGCCGGCGCTGTCGGAAACCGACAAGCTTCGTAAGGACATCGCCGCTGCGTCCGATAGCTGGCCGATTACGGTGCAGCTGCTCTACAAGCCGATCATGAACGACAAAGGCGAAACCATAAACGCCCTGTCGTTTCGCGAGCCGCGCGCCAGCGAGATCAACCGCATCGGCAATCCGACGCGCATGTTATGGGATGGCGAGATCATTCTCGAAGAACGCAAGATGACTTACATCATGGCGGCGCTGTGCGGCGTGCTGCCGCCGCTGCTCGAGGCCATGGACCCGCGCGATTGGAATTCTTGCGCATATAGACTGCGCAAATTTTTTTTACCCGATCTGCGGGGATGGTGATCACGCTGATCGACGACAGCATGATCCTCGACTGCTATCGCCTGGCCGCGCACTACCATCTTGACCCGCGAATTTTTCTCGACATGCCGGTGAGCGAAGTGCGGTTGCATCTGAGCCGCACCGCGCAGCTTGAGAACAGTCGTCGCGCTGAAAGCGATCAATAACGATGGCTGAAGCTGAAGAACTAAAAGTCAGGATTGTCGCCGACGATCAGGCGTCGGGCGCTTTCGCGTCGCTGCGTCAAAATATTGAGTCGCTCAACACCGGCAGCACCAAGTCGCATTTGGAGGGCTTCAAGCGCTCGCAGCAGGAATTCGCCACGCAAATGAAAGGGCTGGCCGAAAGCGCCCTCCACGGCCAAGGTGCAATGTTCGGGATGCTGCGCGTGCTCGGCCCGGTTGGCGTCGCTGTTGGGGTTCTCGGCGCGGCCGTGGTCGAAGCCGTATCGAAGATCAACACCTTGAGGCATGCAGCGGACGCTATCGGGGCTGATCCAGCTAAGATGCGAAACGTGATCAAACAATTTGAGGACGTGGGCATCGCGGCGGAAGAGGCGAAAAAGAATGCCTTGGGGCTTGCCGAAGCCGGCGTGCAATTGAGCAACAGAATGTCCGCGAGCTACCAGAGCCTGATGGAAATAGCGGGCCCCCATGGCGCTCAAATGGAAGCTCTTATCAATCGCTTTCTTAAAGCATCGAGCGGCGAAAGGCCGGGCATCGTTGCGCAGGCCGCTAAGAATACTTACGAAAACGAATTAAAAATCCAGGAGATAAGAGTCAAGAATGGACAGATATCGGAGGACCAGGCGCGAGAGAATGCGCAAAATTTGGCCAATCGAGTTGCGGGAGGTTTCGGCGAGACGCCGGAAGCATTGCGCCTAAAGCAAAGCAAGGAGCTGACGGACGAGTTGCTTGAGCAGCAACATTTAACGGACGAAGCGGCCAAGCGAATGGAAGACAACGCTGACAGACTCATCGCGAAGTTTCGGCAGCTTAACGCCGAAATATTTGGTGGCGTTATTCGGTTCCTTGGCACTCCGCCGGCTCCGCCGGACACCGCTACGCCGCCGCCGCATCGGGCACTGGGCGGTCCGGTCACCGGGGGGCAGCGGTATCTGGTCGGCGAGCGCGGCCCGGAGATGTTCACGCCGCATTCCGGCGGCAACATCGATGTCGGGGCCGATCCGTTTGGCGGCAGAACCACTGAAGAAAATACCAAAGTTACCGAGGAGAATACCAAAGAGCTGAAAATGCTCAACGATCACTTCGCCAAGCTCGAGCAGGGCGATATCAACGGCCCACTCGGCGGCGGCGGACGCGGCGGCGGCGGCGGCGGCGGAGGTGGCGGCGGCGGTGACAGCCCTAATGGCCCACAGTCGCCACAGTCGCCGGGGCCACAGTCGCCACAGTCACCGAGCCCACCGTCGCCACCAGAAGCGAATCAATCGTTCTTTGATCCGTTTACGGCGGCGGCCAAGAGCCAAGGCACGCTCGGCGGCGGCGGCCTCGATCCGTTCACGGCCGGGGTTAAGGGCCTTGGCGTGCTAAGCCCGGGATCGCGCGGTGGTGCGCCGAAGCCCGGCAGTGTGCCCGGCCCCGGTCCAGAATCAATCAGCGAGGCTACGGGCGCTACGGGCGCTGCGGGTGCTGCGGGCGGCGGTGCCAATGTCTACAATAAATTGCTCGCGGCGTACAAAGCATCAGGATTAGTCGGCGTTGTTCCTCCTGACGGCGCGAAGTATGGGATCAAAACAGGCTCCGCCGAAGAATGGGCGCGGTTCGGCACGTCCGTCGCCCACGCCGAGTCAGGCTTCAATCCGAAGGCTACCAATCCCAAAGACACAGGCGGTTCATTTGGTGTTTTCCAATACAATCCTTCTCAAGTGCCGGGCGGAAATCCTTTTGACGTAGATGCTTCGGTCAAGGCATTTGTGAGAGATTCAGCTACCTCGATAAAGCAGGGTCGCGGCCTGCAAGGCGGATTACTCGGGGCACGATTTTCTACCATCGGAGCCCATCCGGGAAGCGTAGCCGAGCATATGGGCATTGCGAACCGTATCGCCGCTCAGGCGGCCGGCGGCGGCGCCCTGCCGCATTTAACTACAGCTGACATTGGCGCGCGGCTTGCGGGATCTGCTGGCGCTGCTAGCGCTGCTAGCGCTGCTGGCGCTGCTGGCAATACCAGTGGCGATACCGGTTACGCAGGCGTTGGCCGCTATAACTTCATGGGCAGTCAGCTCGCAAAGCAAATGGGTTTCGGCGATGTGACACCCGGCAGTGCGGCGGCGCATCTGACTTTTCCGACTGGCATTCCTAAAGGGGAAGGCCCGCCGACAATTCAGGCAAACAAATATGCCGGTGCTGATATAGCGGGCTTTCTGAAAGATTTGCATGACGCTGGTGCTCCGCTCAAGAATTTCAGTGGCGTGTATAATGACAGGAGTAAGCGGGGCGGCGGCGGAGCGTCACAGCACGCCTATGGCAATGCGCTCGATATCGAAACAGGATTTGGTCGGGGGCCGGACAACAGTCCTGCGTTGTATGCCTGGGCGCAGGCTCATCCTGAGGAATTTGCAGCAATCCAGGCAAAGCATCACATGCGTAATCTGGATACGTCATCCGGCGCAAGCATGCACGATTGGGGACATTTTGAATGGACGCCTACTGGCGCCTCGGATACAGCGACCGCTCATCGTGACGCGATCGACCGCAAATCGGTGCAGACCGTCAAGGTCGAGGGCAACGGCACGCTCACCGCAAACATCAGTGCGCCGCACGGCACCGACGTCTCGCTCGGCGGCACCGGCTTGTTTAAGAAAACTCAAATGAATCGCCAAGTGCAGATGGCGCCTGCAGCGACGGGGCCGGCGTTGGCGGCTGCGGATGGGCTTGGTCTTTGATGGTCGACCTTCCCGAAATCGAGATTACGGCGCCGAAATCGAGCGAGGTTGTTAAGCCGGACCCGAGTACTCAGAGCGGCACGTCCAACGTTCCCGGCACGCAGTTTGCGGTGCCAACACGACCAGCGGATGCGCAAGGCCCGCTCGACGAGGCAACCATTATTGCCGGCGGAATAGATTTCAAGGATTGGGAAAGCGTATGGGTGCAGATTGCATATACCGAGCCCTTTCCGTTGTTTCGCTTTACCTCGGTCGAGCGCTTGACGCAGATCGGATATTATCCGCAATTCATGCCCGGCGAGCAGGTGATCATCAAGCTTGGCGGCGCCACGGTCGTAAACGGATTTATCCTCACCCGCCAAGTCGCTTACGACGCCAACCGGCACGGCATCGAACTTTTCGGCGCCGGCTACACCGAGCCGTGGAGCAGATCGAGCATCTATAACGAGACCGGCAACTATGACGGCATGAGTTTTGAGCAGGCCGCACGCAAGGCCATGAAGGGCTTCCCGGTCGATCTCAAGGTTATCGGCACGCTTGACGCCACGCCATTTGACAAGCTGCAGCATCAGCCTGGCGAAAGGCTTTGGGATTTCATGGAACGCATTGCGCGACCGTGCGGCGTCATTATGGGATCCGACCCGTTCGGTAGTTTTCTGGCGATCGGCGACCACGGTTTTCCGGTCGTCAACACCAATCTGATCGAGGGCCAGAACATTAAAAAATGTCAGTATTCGCTGACGATGAAGCACCTCTATCAAGTGGCCCAGGTCAACGCTCAGGCCCCGGCATCCGATGACAATTCCGGCACAGCGGCCAGCCAGCTTACTGGCAAATGGGGTGGCACTGGAATTCCCGGCACCATCAATATCACGCCGGCCGATCAGCCGGTAAAAACCCTGGCGGAAGTTATTCAGCGCGCAAAGAACGAAAGTAAATGGCTCGAAGGCACTTATTTGGACATATCAATTACGGTGCAGGGTTGGTATCGCGATCCGGTCTCGCTGTGGTGGCCGCTGACCAATGTTCTGATCGATAGCCCGATGCTGCCGTTCAAGGACGTCCTGAAAATCCATACCGTGACTTTCACGCAGGACAGTCAAAACGGCACGCAAACGCAGATCGATTTCAAGCTGCCTTGGGCGCTCAATGATCAACATGCCGATGTCAGCACTCCGATGCCGACGGCGCCAACGCCCAGTCAAGCGATGCAGCCGGTACCTGATTAAACTCGATGGACATTCGCGATCTTCATAATCCCTGGCGCGATGCGTTGCGGCCGGCGTCGTTTCGTAATGCGCATTTTCACTGCGAAGTTGGCCGCCGCGAAAATGGCCGCCGCGTCGTGGTTCACGAGTTTCCAAAAAAGAGTGCGCCCTACGCTGAAGACATGGGGCGCCGTGCCAAGACCTTTACGGTGCGGGCTTATTGTATTCAGTACCCGACTAATCTCGGGCAAATCCAAATTGCCGGCGTCGGCACTATCGGGCTGCCGGGCTTCGAGCTGTTCCTGAAAGATTACCGCATTGCGCGCGATTTGCTGATCGCTGCACTGGAAAGCTACGGGGCCGGCAATCTGCAGCTGCCTAGCCTGCCTGCCGAGTCGGTTCTGGTCACACGCTACAGCTTGACCGAGGAGCAAAAGTTTGGCGGCTACTGCACATTCGATATTGAATTTGCCGAGGCTGGGTTCCCACCGCAGTATTTTTCGACCAATACGCCGCAGACTGTAAACAGTGCCGCCAGCACCGTGCAACAAAATGCTGCCAACAGCATCGATCAAATTCCGCTATGAACAAAGCCGACATCAACGAGGCGGTGCCAATCATCGAGCGGCTGTGTCAGCACTTGAGCAGCATCATTGTTGACAAAGCCGACGCCGGCGTGGCGGCGCGGACCGCGCTCGGTCAAGTCACCGCTTACGCCTCAACATTATGCTGGAACAATACCATTGGCGCATCGCTCAATAACTGTTTCGATTTGGTGCGGCGGGCCAGCTGCACTTGGAGTCAGATGGACCAGGTGCGTGTTGCCTTGACGGTCGAGAAGGCGGTGACCATCGGCGGCATCGCGGTGCGCGACTACAGCATTCAATTGGCACTGGCGCAGATCAGCCGGATTGCCGTGGCGATGACCTTTGTAAGCCGCCAGGACGTTGATGTTTTGATTACGGCATTGCAGCCGTCATTTATTGCCGCCGAAGAGACTGCAGCCGACACCATGGATTCAATGATCTATCGCGGGATGATTGAGCTGCACGGCGCCTTGATCAACTTCCTAGTGCAATCGGCGCGGCCGTTGCCGCAAATGCTGAATTATCGGTTTGCCGAAGTGTTGCCGAGCCTCGTCATATCGCAGCGGCTCTATGGCGATGCCAGCCGCTACGACGAGATCAGAAACGAAAACAAGATCGTGCACCCGGCATTCTGCCCAACCGACGGCGCCGCATTGGCGCCGCTGCCACCATCGTAAAGGAAAGCTCATGCACCGCGCGACGCCAGCGAATTCGTCGTTCCGCGCCTATGTCTCCGGTGGCGCTCGAGCTACCGTCAACAGCGTTGACGACAGCAAGTTGATGCAGGAACACGCCAGCGACTTCATGATCAATGAGTCGCGCAGCGCGATTGAGAGTCCGCAGAATTACGGCTTCACCAGCGTAGTCACCGACGCGACCAAGGATGCCATGGGCAACGTCACCGGTTGCGCCGAAACCTTTATCAGTTTCATGGGCGGCAATCGCAGCTTCCCGGTCGCCGGCAATATGGATGACCGGCGCCACCGGCTGATCAATTTGATCAAGGGCGATGTGGCGATGTTCCGCCAGGTCGCGGACAAGCTGCAATTCCATCTGTCCGGCGACGGCGGCTTTCTGACCGGACCGCGCGACAAGGTGGTGCGCATGCAGTTGCTCGACGAGGACAGCGGGCAACAGCAGCAGCAGCAGCCGCAATCGCCGCAGCAGCGCGACGCCTCGTCGGGCCAGAGTTCGAGCAGCTCGTCGAGCGGCGGGCAGCAGCAGAAAGGCCAGCAAGCGCGATATAAGGATGCGCAAAAATCCTATCGCTTTGTTCACGTTACCCAGGACGCGACCGAGGCCGGCGGCACCAATGTCAAGCTCAAGCTGCAGGACGGCAACGGTTACGTCCATGTTGCCAGCGACCAAAACGTCTACCTCGGCGCTGAGAGCAGCAAAGCCAAATTTGCCCTGGTGGTCACGCTCGCGGGGCCGGCCAAAAATACCAAAGCCAAGATTTAATGGGCGTCGAGCATGTCGTATTTTTTGCCGTATCCGTCGCCGCCAACACTGCCAGCGCCGCCGGATATTCGCATCGTTCAAAACAATCAGTTTCCGGCGTATTCGGTTCAGCTCGATTGGCAGCTGCTGGGCGACGGCTCGCTCGACGACAGCCGGGCCTTGGCGACTGCGGTCGCGGTGGCGCTCGGCACCGATGCCTTGGCGTCCGTTGACGACCTGTTGCCCGATCCGGATTCCGATGATCGGCTGGGCTGGTGGGGCGACATGGATGCCGACACGATCTGGAATGGCTGGCCGATTGGCACCAAGCTCTGGCTGTTGCGCCGCAGCGCGATCTTGCCGCCCGATGCCAAGCGCGGTGCGACCCAGGTGTGGGCCAATGATTATATCTACAACGCCATTCAGCCGTTCATTGATCAAAAAATCGCTTCAAGTTTCGAGATCGTTTCAGTCCGCGTCGACAAACAGCGCATCGATGCGATGATCCGCCTTTATCGCGGGCCGATGACAGCAGTGCAATTGATGTATCAGGTGCTCTGGCAAGGGATGAGGCCCTGATGCCTTGGAGCACTCCTAGTCTGACTGACGTTCGCAGTCTGGTGCGCGACTCGATCCATGCGTCGCTGCCTGGCTCGGACGCAACGATCCCGAATAGCGTTCTCCGGGTGCTCAGCGACAGTCAGGGCGCGCTATGTTTTCTCACACTGGAATATATTGACTGGCTGTCGCTGCAACTTTTGCCGGACACCGCTGAGACGGTTTGGCTCGACCGCCATGGCCAGATCTGGCTGGTTAATTCGGACGGCACCACCGGGCGCAAGCAAGCCACCATGGCCGCCGGGACGGTGCTGGTGACCGGAACCATTGGCAGCATCGTGCCGGTCGCCAGCTTGCTCAGCGGCGGCACCGGTATTGATTATCAAACGACACAGCAAGCCGTGGTCGGCAACGGCCCGACTCCGGCGTCAGTCATTGCGCTGGATGCTGGCACGCAAGGCAATCAGCTCGGCGGCACGCCATTGAGTTTTGCCGTGCCGCCGATCGGCGTCGACACCCTGGCGACGGTCGAGGAGATGACCGGCGGCGTTGATACGGAAACCGATGACGAGCTGCGGGCGCGGATCCTGCAGCGCATTCAACAGCCGCCGATGGGCGGCGATGCCGACGACTATGTGCAATGGGCGCTGGCGGTGCCGGGAGTAACACGCGCCTGGTGCTTCCCGCAGGAAATGGGCATGGGCACCTGTTCGGTGAGATTTATGATGGACGATCTGCGCGCCGAAAACGGCGGCTTTCCGTTGCCCGACGATGTCGCCGCCGTCGCCGCCTATATCAACAGCGTGCGGCCGGTGACAGTCAAAGACATGTTTGTCGAGGCGCCAATTCCTTATCCGATCAATGTGCAGATCAGTTATCTCGATATCGACACACAGTCGACACACGGCGCCATCGAACAAAGCTTACTCAATGAATTCCTGTTGCGGTCGATGCCGGGGCAGACCTGGTATCGCGCCTGGACCGATCAGGGCATCATGAACGCCGCCGGCGTCAACGCCTACGCGATGATTGGCGGCGACGTGCCGATGCCGAGCAACGGCTTCATGGGCGTTCTCGGGGATATAGTTTATGTCTAACCAGCCGCCGGATCGCCATGTGCGGCGATTGGGGGGTGACTACGCACAAGCCTTTCTCGCGCTGTTGCCGTGGGGCCAGGCGTGGCCGCGCTATCCCGGCAGCACGCTGGTGCTCACCTGCGAAGGTCTGGCTAACTACTGGGGCTTCGTCGATGGCCGCGCCGCCGATCTGCTCGAAGTCGAATCCGACCCGCGTCTGACTATCGAGCTGCTGCCGGATTGGGAACGTAATTGGGGATTGCCCGATCCGTGCCTAAAGGATCCGCCAACCGCATACGACGAACGGCGCCGCGCGTTGGTCGCCAAGATGACGCTGCTCGGTGCGCAATCGCGGGCGTTCTTTCTCGCGGCAGCGGCAGCGCTCGGTTACGGCAACATCACGATCACCGAGCTGGCGCCGTATATGTGCGGCGTATCGCGCTGCGGCGATACCAGGGGTGCTTTCAATCCAGATGATCCGACGCATTTTTATTGGACGCTGGGACCGCCGCAAAATCGCTATTACTGGACCGTTCATGTCAGCTCGCTGGCGCTGCGCTATTTCCACTGCAACAGCAGCCAATGCGGCATTGATCGATTGCTGGCGATCGCCTTGGCCACCGATCTTGAGTGCGTTCTTAATCGCTGGAAGCCGGCTCATACCAAGATCGTCTATGACTACAGCGCGTATATGGCGCTAGATTTTACCCAATTGTTCAACACGCAATATCTCGCTTTAGGGATCATGTGATGGCTGACAACAAGCAAATCAAAGACGGCCTTGGCAACGTCTTTACAATCAGGATGCGCGACATCTCCGCGGCCGGTGACGGCAGTGTGCAGCGCTCGATGATCCTGACGTCGCCCTATCCGCTCGATTACGGGCCGGGCGGTGAGTATCAGCACTATGCCGCGAGCGGCGTCATGGCGGCGGCGATGCCGGACAATTCGCCGATCTATGCTTTCCGTTGGCCAGTCTCGACGATGTATGCGCTGATCTGGCGGGTCAAAGTTACCGCATGGAGCGTGACGGCTTTTGCCGGTGGCTTTGTCGCTTTCAACATCTATGCCGCGCGCAGCTTCACCGCGATTGGCTCTGGTGGATTGGCCGCCGATCTGAGCGGCAATAACAACAAGCTGCGCACCTCGATGGCCTCGTCGGCGTCCAGCATTGCTTATTCCAATACTGGCGGCATGACGCCTGGCACTCGCACGCTCGACGCCGCGCCGATGGACTCCTGGGTCGCACCCGCAACCGCCGCAGGCGTGCCGTTCCTCGATAGTCCGATGGTTATTTTTGACAAACAACTCGGCGAGCAGCACCCGTTGTTGCTGGCACAAAACGAGGGTTTTGTCGTCACCGCCAAGGTGCCGAACGACGGCACTTGGAGTTTCGGCGTGACTACGCGGTGGGACGAACTTTCAAACTATTGAGGACATGCCATGCTATACAATGGGCCATTAGATCAGCCGTCAAATCCCAACGCGCCCTATATCGACGGCAATCCGGCAGCCGGCATCGAAGGCTCGATTGTGCCGGCAGCGCAATGCGAATTCCCGCAGCGTGAGATCATCGAAGTCATCAACCAAGCCAATCTGCGCGGCTATAGTGATTTTGCTGGCGTGCCATGCCCGTCGCCGTCCAATGCCGATCTGGTGCAATTGCGCAAGGCGATCGAGGGCTACATCACCGACTGGCAATTTTTAATCACGACTTATGTCACCTTCAAGGTGCACGGTCCTGGCGCTGATTTTTCTGATCTGAACGCGGCGATGGTCTATCTGAGCAAATATAAGATTACGTCGACGGGCCACGTGACGCTGCAGATGGCCGGCGCAACGAGCGGCCTCGCTCAGGTCTTTACTTACAGTCAGCCCATCCTTTTCGATCATCCAAACAACGATCGCATCTCGCTGCTGGGCGCGCCGATGCTCGGCGCCTTGACCCCGGACGACAGCGGCTATGCCTGGAGTGGTCCGAGCGCTGCGCAGCGCCAAGCTGACACGGCCACTAACTTGCAAACATTGCGGGGTAAGTTTGCCACCGAATTGCACTTCCCGGGCCTAACAGCTCCCGTCGGCATAACAATCAATGGTCAGATGCTGGCCGATTTTGATGGCCTGCTGCTGACCAGCGACGGGGCGAATGCCGGGTCAGCAGGCGTCAGTTTCCGCTGCTTGGGATATTTCAACTCGTCCGTGACGCGGCCAATGATGGGAATGGCCGCTGTTAGTTTTGCATATGGTTTTAATTTTGACACGGGCGCGGCCATATCGAATTATGCAACTGGCAGCAATTCGTCGCCGGTTGCCAACGCAACGTGGCTGGCGATCGGCTGCAGCCAGATGGGCATCATCATCGGCAACGGCTCTTTTTTCTGCACAGTGCATAATCTCATCTGCCTGAGTAATGTGAATGGCGGCTTCTGGGTCTATCCCCGCGGCGGTTGTCAGATCGATGCCCCGGTCTTCTGCAACGCCAATGCTCAATGGGGAATAACAGCCGATTTCGCGTCGAACGTCTTTCTCGGCTCAGGAACTTTTGGACTGCCGGGATATTTTTCGCACTGTTACCGCAATGGTAATTGGGGAATTTTTGCCAATCAGAGCAACGTGACATTTGCGGGCGACTTTGGCGGCGCCGGATATCAAAATGCTTCTGGTAGCTGCTACGCTCAGGATAATTCATCTATCGCACTCTACAACTCAATCAACGTCGGGACGTGCTCCCCGGCCTTCGGCGTCCTCGGCAACAACGCCGCTATGATAAGTGGCTAAGGGGGATATGGGATGAACCTGCTTTATTGCGCCAATGGTCTGGTTCTGGGCTGGCATGACGACGCGGCTCCTCCGGTACCTCTCGCCTCGTACGGCAGCGGTGTTCGAATCATCCCCTATGATCAGCCGATCGGATCGTTGAGTCGCGTCGGACCGCCGCCGCCCGATAAATATCCACTCGCCGACCCCCGGCCCTATGGCCAGCCGACCGAAACACCGGTGCTGCTGAAAGCTTATGCCTCGCAGGTGCGCTACAATGTAACGACGGCAGGCGTCGTCGAGCCGATCTCCGCACAGACAATTTACACTGATCGCATGAGCCAGATGTTGATCGGTAACCTGGCTATCTATGCCAAGACGTTGGCACCAACCGCTGCGATAGATTTCACGCAGGCCAATCAGCACATCGCAATGACAGCGCAGCAGGTGATCAATCTGGATACTCAGATCAGTCAGCTGGTGCAGCAGTGCCGCAGCATCGAGGCACAGTGCTTCACCGACATCGATGCCGCCACGCTGGCGACTTACGACGACGTTGATGCTCGCTTTGCAGGCGTGTGATGGCCGGTCCTTGTTACTATGAAGCGCTGATGAACGTCGCGCTCAACGAGGACTGGATCGTTCCGATTCAATATGGCTATTTCGATACTGATGGCGTTACCGTGCTGCCGATCGATCTGACCGGATCGATGTTGAAGCTGGAAATCCGGGTGCAGGAAACCGATCACGAGGCGATTGTCTATGTGGCGTCGCCCGATCAGGGTATCAGTTTTTTCGAGGACGACCCGACTAATGGGCAATTTATTATCACAATTGATCGCGGCAAGCTGCTGCGGTTATGGGCCGGCACATTCTTCACCGATCTCGTGCGCCTGCAAACCAATGGCTATCAGGAACGAATTTTCGAAGGCACCGCAATCGTAGTCACCGGAACAACGCGATGACGCAGCTTGCAGAATTCGGCAACGGCACCAATCGGCTGCAGCTGGTGCCTAACGCTGTGCCCATTGCCGGCGGTCCGTCGCTGATCGTGCCGCAAGTCGGGCCAGCGGGGCCGCCAGGGCCACCGGGGCCAATCGGTCCGCAGGGACCGCAAGGCCCGGCAGGCCCTGCTGGTGCGCAAGGCTCGGCTGGCGGCGACGGTGCCCAAGGGCCGCAAGGAGAGACTGGGCCTGCTGGGCCTGCCTATGGCGGCACCAGCACGACGGCACTGACGATTGCCACTGGCTCGCAGGTGTTCTCGACGCAGGCCGCAATGGCCTATGTGCCGGGGCAGCGTCTGCGCGCCATGTCGGCGGCAAGCCCGACTACCAATTTCATGGAAGGCTTCATTACCGCCTACACCGGCAACAATCTTACCATCAACGTTGACGCGATCGGCGGCAGCGGCAGCCATGGCGATTGGTCGTTCGGGCCGGCCGGGCAGCAGGGTGCAGTCGGTCCAATAGGACCAACTGGCTCGACCGGCTCTGTCGGACCAGCCGGCCCGATCGGATTGACTGGCCCTGGCTACATGGCGACCTCAACATCGTCGCTGCCGATCGCGGTCGGCACGATCTCACTCTCGACACAGTCCGGCTTGGCTTATACCCCTGGCGCGCGCATTCGATTGGCGTCGCGCAGTCAGCCGGCAAAGTGGATGGAGGGTGTCGTCGCGACTTACTCCGGAACATCGATGACCGTCAGCATCGACCTCATTTCACCATAAGGATCAACCGTGACTTACACCGATTGGGATATCAACGTCGCCGGTGCGCAAGGCCCTACTGGCGGCATTCCCGAAGCTCCGGTCGACAGCAATACTTACGGACGGCAAAACGCAGCATGGGCTCAAGTCGCGGCAAAGTCTTACGTCGACAATACGCCAGCCCTCAACAACGTCGGCCGCAACCTGCTGCACAACTCGCTGTTCAACATCCAGCAGCGGGGCGCCGGGCCGTGGACGGCCTCCGCATACACTGCCGACCGCTGGAGCATGAACATCGCTGCCCCCGACACGGCCACGTTTGCCATTTATGGCGTAACCGATGGGATACGTTCGCAGGCCGGCGACGAAGCAATGCGGTTCTTTCTGGAATGCAATTTTACCGGGACCGCCACCGGACAGACCCAACTCAATCAGGAGATCGAGGGGGTACGGCGTCTGGCGAATAAGACGGTTACACTATCATTTTATGCTCAGGCTGGCGTCGCTGGGACTAAGCTGGAATTCGTGTTTACGCAAAGCTTTGGCACCGGCGGCAGTGCTTCGGCGGCGGTATACATTAGTGCGCCGTCAGTAACTCTCACCACCGCAATGGCCCGGTACAGCCTGACATTGGCTCTGCCATCGATCGCCGGAAAAACCTTGGGCACCAATGGCGACGATTTCACTCAAGTGATTTTTCTGTTCAACCAAGGCGCGGGAGGTTTTATACAATCCGGCATAGTCAATCTCTGGGGCATTCAACTCGAAGTCGGCTCCGTCGCGACGCTGCTGGAAAAGCCCGACCCGCAGCAGGACTTGGCGAAGTGTCAGCGATTTTATCAGACTGGCAATTTCCGTTTAATCCTTTATCAATTGACCGGCACCTCCGTCGGGGTGGCTCATCCTTTTCCAGTAATAATGCGGGCAAGCCCGACAGTGGTGCCGAATTATACGGTCAACTCCAATGTGACTGGTCCTAGCGTGGCTTGGGATAACACCATGCTCTTTGTAAGCGCGACAGTCATCACGACGGGGGCTGTGGTGATAGGCGGTGGCTTCACCGCCTCAGCGGACCTCTGACATGACACAGCCATATCAGCTGCTCCCGAAGCCCCTCGGCGCGCCGACGCAGATGATCCTGCGGGTAGCCGACAACGCCACCATCCCTAGCGATCCGGCAAATCGGGACTTTCAAGAATTTCTCGCGTGGATCGAGCAGGGCAATGAGCCCGATCCCGCGCCAGTGCCTAATGCCAAATAATTGCCAAGGCTGCGAGCGCCGCCGAGTGCAACTCGCTGCCCTTTGGACGCAGCTATGGAAATCAACTCATGGCCATCGTGCCTTGGCAGTGCGCCAGCGGCGACGCGCCCTCGGTCACGCTGCCGTGCGCGACGACCGTAGCGCTCGCGCCGCCCGACGATAGCGTCGACACCAATCAAGTCGTCATCACTGGCAACGGTGCCATCGAATCATTTGGGCCGCCGCCAGGACCGCAGATAATCGATCCAGCCGATCCGCCGGTCCCGGTCGGCATCACTAAAAAAGTCACGTTCGAGCCGACGTCGCCGACAGCGCCGATTTCGCTTATTCATAATGGCACGACGCTAAGTTTGCTCGGCGGCGTCTCCAGGACGATCAGCAACAAATCGATCGGCGTTTATGCCTGCGATCCTGCCGGCAATTGGTCCGAGCAGTCATTCACCGATACGACAGTTGGCGATGGCGGCGGCGGCGGTAGCACGCCTGGCCCTCCGGGGCCGACCGGCCCAGAAGGCCCAGCAGGTCCACCCGGTGCAACCGGCCCGGCAGGTCCTACCGGCCCACAAGGCGCAACAGGCCCGCAAGGCTCAACTGGCGCGACCGGATCGGCTGGACCGCAAGGTCCGGCGGGGCCGCAGGGCCTGCAGGGAATTCCGGGTGTTGCGGGCTCGACCGGCGCGACTGGCCCGCAGGGCAATCCAGGGCCGGCTGGCGCAACCGGCCCAGCGGGCGCGACAGGTCCTGCTGGCCCAGCCGGTGCTGACAGCACGGTGCCGGGGCCCGCTGGCGCAACCGGCCCAGCGGGCGCGACAGGTCCCGTTGGCCCAGCCGGTGCTGACAGCACGGTGCCGGGGCCCGCTGGCGCAACCGGCCCGACAGGTGCGGCCGGTCCCGTTGGCCCAGCTGGCGCTGATAGCACAGTGCCGGGGCCGCCCGGGGCAACAGGCTCAACAGGCGCAACAGGCCCAGCTGGCCCGACAGGTGCGACCGGCGCTGCCAGTACGGTGCCGGGCCCGGCCGGTCCCAGCTATTTGGCGACCTCGGCGACGGCGATGCCGATCGCAAAAGGCAGCGTGACATTCACGACGCAGGCCGGCTCCGCCTATAGCGTCGGCGCTCGCATCCGGCTGGCGTCGCGCGGCGCGCCAACTACAACCTGGATGGAGGGCGTCATCACTGCGTATTCGGGCACGTCGATGACCGTCAATGTCGATCTCACAGGACCATAAAAACCATGGAGCTCATCGGCAAAGTCTCAAGCTTCGGGGGGCCCGGCGACATGGGTGTCGCGCCTGATGAGCCCTTGGCTTTCATCTATGACGTCGACGACGCGCCGCATCTGTTCCTCGATGAACAACCCGAGGGTACGACCGGGCTGGCGCGCCGATTAAATCCGGAGGTTTTTTACATCGCTTGCCGCTGGGACTACGACGAGACACCGCGCGATATACTGCTGTCGTTTAAGGCGCTGGTGCGCTCGGCAGACGGTCTCGCTTTCGAGGCTTACCCCGCCGATTGGGGACCGCATGAAGACACCGACCGCGTCGCCGATATCAGCCCCGGCCTGATGGACGCTCTGGGCATTGAAACCGATGACGAGGTGCAGGTGATTTTCCCGGCGCCGTTC